TTCTGCATATCCCTCAAAAGACTGAGGTCTGCACGGGTCAGTGACCGGGAACCGATCTTGTAGCTCTGGCCTCCGAGCAGGATGCTCTGGATGGCTTTATTAACCTCCGCCAGCATCTGTGCGGTGGGGTAGTCGTTTGCAGTCATGCTCATCGTCCTTTCTTACAGCCAGCTTTGGCCGTTTGTTCCCAGCCAGCTGTCCTCTGAGGGAGTGGCCGGGGTCTGCTGTTCCTGGATTTCTCTCCTAGGATCCATCTCCACCGTTTCCAGGTGGAAACTTCTTGCACCCTGCATATCAGCGGCGCACATGGCGTAGACCTCGCAGTCCAGGTAGTGGTTGTCTGCGTGGGATGATTTCAAATCCCATTTCTGGATTGTCCGGCCACCAGAGCGAACGTTGACCTTGTGTTCCGAGGTGACCTGTTCTGCATAGGCCATGTCGCATCCCTGGTAAACCATCCAGCTGCCAGAGCCGTTTGGCTTTTTCATTCGCCCTGCGATCATGTCCTTGTACTTGCCTGTGTCCACCAGGACCAGCTTCATGCCGTAGGCACGGCTGTCGGTTCTGTTGACCGTGGATACTTTGTAGTGGGTGATCTGTGGGTGGGATGATCCTTTACTTGGTAGCGCCCAGTCCGAGTTGGAGGCGCAGAAATCATAGACCACATCGGTGTTATCGCCGGAGTCGATGAGGGCCAAATCCACCACCATCTGAGTGCCGTCCTCTTTCGGATAGGCGAGATTCATCATCCGCTCGACCTCAGCGAAGGAGGCCGCTTGGCCATGGGCAATGTTCTGAGAGGTGAAGTAGTTGCCCCAGGCTCTGATTGTCCAGTAAACGCAGGTTTCCTGGACATCCACGCCGCCGGTCAGGAGCTTCGCCCATTCCGGCACGGTAAACTCTGGCAGTTCCGTTTGGCGTTCTAGCACCAGATCGGCGCTGGTTTTCAGCTTCGTGTCCTCCCACGCTTCTGCCAGCCAGGAGTTTATGAAGTTCTGGAGGGTGTCAGGGTTATCCTTGCTGTTCAGGAATTCCTTGGCCACCTCCGAAAAACGAACAAAGGGGCTGTAGAGGGTGTTGATCCAGAAGGCCACCTTCCTGGCCACGGTGGCGTTCTGCTGCACGATCCTCCACTCTCCATATCGGAGCATCTGAGGCTTGTCTTGGTCGGTAATGATGCACCCGCATTCCTGGCAGACGTAGTTGGCCAGTTCCGCCCTGTCCATGTAGGACATCCCTTCCTCGTTTGGAAATGTAACCTGTGACCACTTGAGCTCGATATACTTCCCGCAGTGGGGGCAGGGAACGAAGTAGTGCTTTACCACATCCGCTTCCTCCAGGGCCGCCCAGATGTGGCCGGTCTTGATGGTCGGGGTGCTGGTCATGAAAATCTTCCTGTTGTGAAAGGTCTTTGTTCGCTCTCTGGCCAGCTTGATTGGGTCCGCCTCTTTCTTGGAAGCGCCGGGGTACTTGTCCACTTCGTCCAAGAACAGGAACCGAACCGGGCGGCTGGCCAGGTTCGCCGGTGAATTCGAGCCGGAAATTGTCAGATACATTCCATCGAATTGCAATTCCGATTTTGAGGAATCCGTTTCTCTCCACCGTTCTTTCAGTGGAGGGGAAAGTCTGAACATCGGTTGAAGCCGGTTTTCGGAAATGCTTTCGCCCAGCTGATCCGAAGGGTAGACGATCATCGTTGGGGACGGATCCTGCTGGATGATCCAGCCGACCATGTTAAATAGGGCCTCTGTGCCGCCTAGCTGGGTGGCCTTGCACAGAATGATTTCCTCTGTGTCAAAGTTGCAGAACTCATCCATCACCCCTGTGAGGTACGGAGTTTTGTCATTCCGCCATGGCCCCGGCATGGCAGAAGATTTGCTGTCGAGCATTCTGTATTTCTCTGCCCACTCTGAAACGCTTATGTCCTCTGGGGGGCGGAGATATTGGAGGGCATCTTTTTGATATTGGGAAACAAGAAATTTTCTGAAGCGGTGCTTCTTAGGTCTTGCCATTCCGTTTTTTGGGCGGCATTTCTGTGACCCCGGCCACCACAAAAGCCTCTAGCAGTCGCTGGACTTCGCCGGTCAAGTCTTTCTCGATGTGTCGTGCCTCGATGGGTTCGATGTATCCGCTGATAATGCCTGTGAGCCTGGACGGCAGAGACATGGCGAATTTCTTAAAGGTCACGAAGAATCGGGTGTAGTCCAGAGTGACTTCCTCCAGGCTGATGTACTTTCCCGCAGCGATGTCCGTTTTAAGGCGATGTAGTTCGCCCTGGCTCTCCTTCAGGGCGATTTCCGCTTTCATTTTCTGTTCCCGCAGCTCCGTCTCTTTTTCGGAGCGGTTTTTGCCATAGGCTTTGTCCGAGAGATATTGGACGTACTTTTGAATCGTTGGCACCAGATCGTATCTTCGTCCCTCTGGTGTCTCTGTCGTGGGTAAAACTCCCTCTTGTGTCAGCTGCTGTATCCGGCGAACTGTCACCCCGAATAACTGGGCGATGATTTCGACCCGGTAATAGCCGCCACCTGCTACCTTTCCACTGTTATCCAAATAGATTGCCCCCCCCGAAACAAGTTCACTGGCCAGCTGTTCAGCGGTCATCATGTCAGCTTCACTGCACTTCTCCCGGTGTACTGCTCCCACCGGTGGACGATCACATCAACGTTGCGTTCGTCCATCTCCATAATGTAGGCCGTTCGGCCTAGCTGTTCAGCGGCCATCAGGGTGGAGCCGGAGCCTCCGAAGAAGTCACCGACAAGCCATCCGGGCTTGCTGGAGTTGTTCATCAGGCGGCCAATCAGCGGGACGGGCTTCATGGTCGGATGAAGGGCGTTTCTTGTTGGTTTGTTCTCAAAGTGGACCGTCTGCTGGTCCCTGTAGTCTCGGAATATCTTCTCAACAAAGGCGAGAAGCTCCTGCCGCTTCATGCTCTTGAATTCCGGGACATCCTCCAGAAGAACCGTATCCTGGGTTCGGTCATTGACAAAGTAGTGGGCGGCTCCTTCTTTCCAGCCGTACAAGATTGGTTCGTGCCTCCACTGGTAATCTTGCCGACCAAGGACAAAAGCGTTTTTCTCCCAGATCAGGCACTGCGCCAGCTTCAGACCGGCATCGGCATAGGCTTGCCGGAACTGTAGGCCAGTGCTTTCGGCGTGGAAAACGTAGATTGCAGCACCTGTTCGCATGGCCTCGTTCATATTCTGAAATGCCGCCAGCAGGAACTGGTAGAAGCTCAGGTTGTCCATGTGGTCATTCTGGATCGTGCTGTTCTGCCTGGTTCCTTCCTGTCCGAGGTAGGCTTCCAGGAATTCGGTCTTTGCGCCGTAGTCCACGTTGTATGGCGGATCAGTGATAACCAGGTCGAGTTTTTCGCCGCCCATCAGAACGGCCACATCATCGGGGTCGGTGCTGTCACCGCACATGAGGCGGTGCCGACCGAGCTGCCAAATGTCCCCGATTCTGCTGACTGGTTCCACGATTTCGGCGGCGGCAGCATCCGGGTCGAAGCAGTCATCTGTGGCCTCTGCGGGTATGTCTACAAGCTGAATCAAATCCTCCAAATCATCCCGGTGAAAGCCGGTCACGGAAAAGTCGTATCCTTCGAGGTCAAGTTCCAGCAGTAGATCCTTCAGAATGGCGTTGTCCCACTTGCCGGTGATTTTGTTGAGGGCAATGTTCAGCGCCTTTTCTTTCGCCTTGTCCTGGATGTCCAAAACAATGACATCAGCCTCCAGGTAGCCCATGTCCATCATCACGGTTCGCCGCTGGTGGCCTTTGATGATAGTCCCATCCGAGTTGATCACGATGGGGTCGGCATATCCGAATTCTTCAATGGATCGCTTGATGCTCTGGTATTCAGGATCGGCTGGTTTGAGCGGCACCCTGGGGTTGTACTCTGCTGGGTGCAGGTCTGCCAGGAGCCTGGTTTCAAACCTCATTCGGTGTCACCTCCTTGTGGTGCCCCACTCCGGGCGGGGCTTGCGTAACGAAATGAGGAATTATTTTTTGATTTTGTCCGAAAAAATTTCGAGCCTTCCTCGCCCCGCACTTCAATTAGCTAAAGTAGTACCTGGAGCATTTTAGGGAGGCTCTGTGCTTCTGAAATAAAACGACAGAACCGCACCCCGGATTATCGGGATGCGGTTCCGTGCAACAGAAGGAGGATTGGTGTGGCGATATGGCTTAGCCCCTGCCTGACTATCCACGTTATCATTGTAGCACTGAACAGTGTCCTGTTGAGTCCTGACTTTGATTGTCTCTCGGAAGCCTTGTCCGTGGCCTTGCCTGTCTCCAATGGAGAGATGATGCATTGCTTGGCCGTGCTCCTGCCCTGGCCATGGCGCATAGCTAGTGCTCATGCCAGAGGGCGAGTGTGTGGAGGCTGTGCCTGTGGCCTGTGCTGTCGCTGTGTTAATCTATTGCTGAGCGCCTGTGATGGCTGGATTCCCTGGGTGTTCTGTGGCAGTTGACATGGGGGTGCTTATTCTGGCACCTTGTAGCTTGTGCACGGTTAGGTGGTTAGGGGTGGTTAGGGGTTGTATACTAACTTTTCTATACTCTCTCTCCTATAGGGAGTTTAATATATACCCCTAACCTCCCCTAACCTCCCCTAACACCGTAATCAAGCGGGGCTGCCTCCAAGTGTGCGTATCGATGTTTCTTTTGGCTCTCGGATCCGATAGAGGTGGGCGTAGCCGCCTGTTGATTATGCGGCTCTTACTGTGTTGGAGCTCTTGCCAGATTCTCTTATTAAAAACTGGCGGTGATAGGCCGGGCGATTTTCTGGGGCAGAAAAAGGGGGCAGAAAAATCGGGAGCCGATTTCTTGAAATCGACCCCCGGTGTCATTTTTCATCCCATCTCTCACGGGCGCTATACGGGCCTTTTGCCGGCCCTTGTTCTGAGAGGTATTCCCGCTTGGGTGCCTCTGGTGTTGTGTGCGTTTTTTCCGTTGGAAAAATTAATAGCTGTCCTTTTGCATCCGAGCCATCCTGGCCTCGAATGCCTCTAAGGTTGCCCGGACTTTTTTGTAGGAAATCAGTTTGTCCAGGCCTTTGTTGTAGTGCTCGAAGCAAGGCGAGCGGGACAAATGAACCATGTCCATGATTTCGTCCCATGTCTTGCAATCGATGTGCCGATATTCCAGAATGTCTCGTTCGATGGAATCCACCGGGAGGAAGTCCAGAATATCCATGATGTCATTGACACTCTGAGCCTCGATCTCGATTTGGTGCTGGATTCTATCTTCGATGTCTCCAATCTTAAAGATCAGCGATGCCGATCCATTGCTGACCCTGCCCTTGTTTGATGATGGGATGCCGGTGAGAGATGGTGCCTTGACACCGGGGTGCTGGAGTTCAGCTTGCAATTCAGCCAGCCTCTGGCGGAGGGCGGATTGCTTTTCTTTGGCTCTAAAATATTGGGACAGGTACCGCTTCAATAGGCGGCGGCTCTCATTTGCGGGTCTTGTCTCCATCCTTTGGTACCTCCGTTTTCGCTTCAGCTGGAAGGATCATAAAATAGGCGGTGTTCCCCAGAAGCCTGAAGCTGTGGAATTCTCTTGCCGGTTCTCCGAACACCTGAATTTTCACGCCTCTTTTTTTAAGGATCGAAATCAGGGCGTTTACGGTACTCACCAGCACTCTGGTGGGCTGTGTGACGGCGATCTTCAAAATGGCCGATTCACGGCCACGGTTACTCTGCATCATCTTCATCGCCTTTCTTTTTTGCTTGCTTTGTGATGCTGGCCACAAAGGAATTGATATAAGCGGTCATTCCAGCTGTCGCTTCGTCTTTGCTGGCTCCGGCACCAATCATGGCCGTGTAAAACTGGTGAGCCATTTCTGCGATGGCTCCGAGTGCGACCATGGCTTCTTCAACTTGTTTTCTGTTCATGATTTCCTCCTTTTGCGGGACAACCTGACCTTTTTGCGCAGGGCATTTTCCCACTTCTTCCTAACCTTTGGTGATCCGTGATTATACAGGAACCATTGCCTTGGCGTTGCTACGGAGTAAAGATCAGCTTCTCCGATGCCATGGTTCTGGCTACCCAAGATTTCGTTGAACAGTTCTGCAATGCGGTTAACGCAAATCCCAGCGGCCTTGCCGAATTCACAGATCGCCATGCTAAATTCTTCAATGGAAAATTTGGCATGAGCCGCCCCTTTTTCGATGTGGGCATTCAGTTCTTCATCATCCACGAATCTACAACCTCCTTTGCCTGGTGCTGGAAACTGACCACAGTGGCAGTTCCTCCGGCGCCATTGATTTCTTGAATCGTCCGCTCTTGGATCTTGGAGAGCTGCCCAATGAAAGGACGCTTGATCTCAAATCCGAAGAAGTGGCCGTTGATGATGGCACAAACATCCGGGATGCCCTGGCGGCTGTACGGGCCAGCCGCTGCTTTCCAAACGAAGGAGCCGGGGTAGCTTTCCCGGAGGAAACACATCACCTCTGATTGGTAGTAGCTCTCCAGGGGTAGGTATTTCCGCATGATGCTGTCGAAGGCGGCGGAGGTGATGTGCTGACCGGTGGCGATGCGGAGCCAGTCGATCATTTCATCCCGGCTCCGCTTCCTGGACTCCCGGAGGAGTGCCGCTTGGTTAATAGGTTCCATAGGCGATTGCCTCCTGGAACTCCGACCCATCGTCCAGGGTGGGCGCATCGGCAAACTCAGCGGCGTTGCCGGTGGTGGCGATGAATATATCACGGTTGTCCTTATCTGCCTCCATGAAGTGGGAGGCCATCATGTCAGCCGTATGGAGTGCCCAGATGATGGGGAATTGGTCGATGGCCTGTCCCAGTGTTCTGGCATCCTGGGTATCCGTGAATCCCATGTGCCACCATATGGCGTACATTTCCGGCGTGGTCAGCTCGATGTACTGCTTGATGATCATGGCACTCTTGGCTCCGTGTCCGAGGGGCATCTTGTCGCTGACTGTGTAGTAGGGCACCTTTTCCCACTTGCCGGTCTGTTCGTTCTTGGCGTTCCGGGTGCTGGTGCTGTAGAAGTAGGTCTTGCAGATGTCATGGAGCAGGGCGGTCAAGATCACGCTGTCATCGGGGATTCTGGCTACATCTTTGCCAGCCGCCGTGTATGCCCATTCTCTGTTTTCCACCGGCAGGACTGGAACCAGAAGCCCACGCATGGCATCGAGGACGTTGAGGCTGTGCTGGAGAAGCCCTCCCTCGCAGGAGAGGTGGAATTTCGTAGAGGCAGGAGCCTTGTAAAAGTCGCTCTTGCGGATGTAGGCCAGCAGCTTATCCATGCCGGGTCGGTTTACCTTTGCCAGTTCGCTTTCGAACCGGGCGATGTTGGTTTCGATGTTCATTTCGGTCATCCTTTCTGATAATTTTCTCTATGAATGCGCTTTTGCGGAAAAAGCGCACGTATACTGCAATCAGCTTTCTTTGGCCTTGGTGGGTGGGTACCCAGACCTTTTGAATCTCCTGCTTTTATCGCCCCAGTAGCCGCCCTCATCAAAGGATGGATCCGAGAACCAGAATGCATCAAACAGGCGGTTGTAGATCCATCGGTTTCCGGGTTCTCCGACCCAGCGGTTGAAGCGTTGTTGGTAGGGATCGTAGGCTTCCCGCTCCAGGCGGCAGTGTAGCTGTGAAACCAGGTCGTAGAATTTCTGTTCATCCAGGCTGTCGATCAGAGCGTTCCGGGCTTGCTGGTAGAGACCACCTGGCATCTTCTCCTGCTGGACGATGGTGGTCGTTTTCTTCCCGAGCCATTCGTTCCCGGCCTGATCGGCGGGGTACTCTGGAATGGCAAGGCCTCGAATGTAATACTCCGTGAAATACTCAGCGAATTCCTCAATGTCTGCGACCAGCTTGCTGTATGCCTTGGCGTACTTCGTGGTCAGCTGTTCCATGGGGATTTTCTCCCGGTTCGCTTTCAGCTTTGCAAAGTCAGATTGAAATTTTTCAAATCTCTGCAGGAAATCGTATTCGTTATCCACTTTGCATCCTCCTTCCTGTTGAAAACTTTGCCGTGTTACACCTAGTTTTCAAATTTAGGTGTAACGGCGATTTTCCTTGAAATCTCTAGGCTTCTTTGGTTCCGATTCTGTGTTACACCTAAATCTGAAATACATATCAATTTATTTGAAATTCTGCACAACTTACATGAAAACGTGCATTTTGCAGAAATTGCAGAACGCTATAAAATTAGGTGTAACAGGTGTAACAGGTGTAACAGGTATTAAAAAACGCTGTGTTTTCAAGGCTTTCGGCGTGGTTCTCAATGTTACACCTAATGTTACACCTAAAAATTAGGTGTAACGGCTGAGGTCAAAAAGGCAGCTCATCATCGCCGCCTGTGAGTTCTGTGAACTCTCCCATGGTGCTTTGTTGATAGGGGAATTGGTCAGCGGTGCCGGTGTTTTCCTCGTAGGATTCGTCCGCATCGTCATCTATTGGATCTCTTGCCTCAGAAATTTTTCCGATGAAGAATTCCACAAACCTGCAGGTACGGTCTCCGAATCGGCGGACAGTCGTGTAGACCTTTTTCCCGCTCTTGTCCGTTGTGGCTGTGATCAACCCTCTTTCGGCCATGTACTTCATGGTCTTTCGGGGGGAGTATCCCGCCTTGGTCAGTGCCTGGTTCAGCACGGAGGGGAAGATGTAGACGATGTTCCCTTGCTCGGAGGTCGTGCCCAGGCACGTTCCCACGGTGTTGGTTCCGAAGTATGCTTTGTTCGATAGAACCCAGTCCACAATGAACTGGACGGCATTCTCGTTGACATCGGTGGAGTTGCTCTCCACCTGCTCCACGAGGATCCTCTCCGCCATGCTCTTGGCTCTAACCCAGCTTCCCCAGGTGATTCCCAGGGTTCGCAAAAATTCCGGGATTGAATTTGGAAAATCAGAGGGGGGTGTGATTTCTGGGGTCCCATCAAAGAGCCAGCTATCCACCATGGCATCGGCCAGGGCTACGGCGGCGATCCCGGAAATATGGGAGCCGTTCTTTCCCTCACTGACTGCCCGGATGAAGTTCTGCATGGACTCGTAGGCTTCGCAGATCGTCCGTTCGTCCGTGGCCAGGATCCTCTCAATGAAAGCCGGCCCTGCCCACCCGCAATCTGCCACACTCTGCTGGTGCATGAGGCCAGCGTCTTGCTCATTGTCAAATGGGCCTCCGTACAGCTCCAACACACGGGTGCTGACGCCGGTTTGGCTGGTATCTGTGCTGAGCGGTTCTTCTCCTGTGGCCAGGGCTACGGTTCGCCATTGGTGAGTGGCCTGGAGTCCGCCTCCCTTGGCACCTCTGATCTTCCCGGTGCCGGATGCGATCATGTAGACGATCTTCTCCAGCGCACCCTGGTTATTCCCGGCCAGCTGTCGCTCATCAATGCCGAGCGGGAGGTCACAGTAAAATGCCGCCGTCCGTTCCAGGCCGACCTGGGTGGCGTTGAAATTGACCATGAGCCGTTCTGGGTCTCCCCAGGCAGAGAGAGCCGCTTTCAGGGCGGCGGTCTTGCCGCCTTTGGAGCCGCCCCAATTGTAAACAAAGAAGATTCTCTGCTTCACAATCCGCAGGAGCGGGGCGGCGAAGCTGGCCGACAAGATGAACCTGAACTTGTCCCGTTGCCTGTGGGGAGCCATATGTTCCACCCACTTTCCCATGGTTCCGTTTTGACAGTAGGCCGAGGCCATGCTTTTTTGTGATGGGTCTATGTCCAGGGCGATGCCGTGGTCGTGGCCGGGGATGAATCGTTTCCCCGGTTGCCAGCCGAAGGTGGAGGTGGCATCTGCCTTTGGGATCACGTCTATATTTTCCGCCTCCAGCGCACCGAGGAACTTGACCACCTGCTTGGCATTTTCCGAGGTGATTGTGCATCCCAGATCTGCCAGGGCGGTGATCGACCGGCTGGAGAAAATGGTGGAGCGGGGATAGATGGCGTTGTGCCATTCTCCGTCACGCTTGAATGCAATCTCCATTTTCTCATCCCCGGTCTCGATGCTCTTGAGCCGTTTGGTCAGGATGATGGGTGTCCGACACACGCTGGTTGGGGTGTATTTCTTCTCATCGATCTGGCTGATCCCCTTATCTGAATAAAGCCAGCCCTCTGGCTGCCGGAGGTGGATGGGTGCATCTGGGATGGCCTCTTGGATCTGTTCTTCGTCCAGGTCGATTTCTTCAGCACCGGTTAGGGCATCTCTGATCAGCTTGGCAGCTTCCTCTTGGCCATGCTTCAGATAGAGGTCGGACGGATCCTTCACGCCGAGCCGGTCACAGCTCCAGCGAAACACCTCGCCGATGAAGTTTCCCTCCCGAAGTCCGGCGCAGACCTTTCGCATGAATGTTTCGCCGCCCTTGTCCGGCTCCTGGTGTATGTACAGCTTTAAGTCCTGCAGGACACCGGCCTGGTGTGGTTTGAACATGGATGCCCCGGCCACTCCGATGGCGGGGATGCCCATATACCAGAGGCTCTGGGTGTCGCTTTCGCCCTCCACCAGAACGGCGTATCCCACGTTGCGGATCTCTGGGAGCCGCCATTCACCGTAGAGGCAGATCTTCCCGCTGGAGCCATACTTCCACTTGAACTCCTTATGGGCAAATCGCTTTCTAACGGTTGCCTCTGTCCCATCCTCCAGAATGTAAGGAATCCGGAGGTATGAGGTTCCGTTCCGCTCTTTGGCCGTGCTTACCCGGCAGGAGTCTTTCAAGAAGTCCACCGGGAGCCGCTTTTCAAAGCTGTACTGTTCCACGGAGTAGGATTCTGGGCCGGTGCGTTCCTGGTGCTTTTCCTTTGGCCGCTCATCCAGGGCGTGGTATTTTTCGAGGATTGCCTTGTAGGCATCCCCGGTGCTGATTCCATAGTACTTTGCCCAAAATGAAACGAAGTTTCCACCCTCATCTTCCGAGAAGCAGTGCCACTTGCCTGTTTTCAGATCCACGGAGAAGCTGTCGTTTGTGTCCTTGTGAAATGGGCATAGGCCAATCAGGTTATCCCCGGTGATTTTATACTTTTCGATTACGGCGGTGTATTCCGCACGATAGTCTACGAGGCGGTCTAAGTCCACCTGCTCTCTTGCTGTCACGTTGCATCACCGCCATTCTCTCGTTTGCATAGTGCAGTTCTCCTTTTTGGGGAGGTGTCCAATTGGGCACCTCCCTCTGTGGATCTTAGGTGAAAGGAAGCTGAGGATCGTTGGTCGGTTCGACCTCTGTGAATTGAGCCTGTTCCACCACATCGGCATTCTGTTCCTGGTGATCCGGCTGAGCGGCGGTGATGTAATCATCCATGGTGATGGCCACGCTCTTGTACTGCTCCTTGATGCGGCGGCGCATGGCGATGGCCTTGGTGGCGGTTTCGGCAGGGAGAATGCCACTCTTTTTGATGACCACCTTGCTGTAGTCCACGCCGTTGGCATTCTTGACCTTCTCCAGGGTCAGCTTCACGACCAGGCCGGTGTAGGGGATGCCCCCTGCGATAATCTTGGCCAGTTGCTTGTTGACCTCCTTGATGGAGGTGGGTGGTACCGTCAGCAGGTAGAGATTCGGGTTCCCACTCATCATGAGGTAGAGTCGGCGCATATTCTTGCAAGCCTTGCCTCTGGCCTGGTTTCCGTTCTGGTCGGTGCCGGATCCGAACTCATTGAGGGGGCAGTTCTCGCACTGGCGGATTTCCCCGGTGTCCATCCACACGCCGGTCTTGCCGTCCATGCTGGAGCAAGCGGGGATTTTGTTCTGGTCATCTCCACTGCCATAGGCACCAGTCCAGAAGCCATTGGCTCTGTGGGTGAACACGATGACTGCATCGATCTCTTTCTGATAGTCCACATCATCGTCCTCACCGTGGATCTCGTAGGCGAGGCCACCGCCAGAGGGAATCTTGATCTGCTGGCACGAGATCCCGCTCTCCGGGTCCAGGTCATCAAGCTGATCCTGCAGTTCCTCCAGCAGTTCCGGGTCCATGCCATCATAGAGATTGGCGAGGCTGAAGCTGTCCACGGTGGCGATTTCATTTTTCTTGGCTGCCATGATTGTTATCCTCCTTATTCATTGTCGCTGGTTTCGGCGGGTTCGGCTTCCTCGAATCCACCGCTTGCATATTCATCCATCGGGGTGCGTTCCGGCTCACTGCTGTAGACCTTAGAAACGTAGAGATCGTCCAGGGTGCGCCGCATTTCGGCGGCGGCTCTCAGCATCACCATGGCGGCTTTGGCCGTGCTGTTGACGATACTGCTGGTGGCTTCCAGTGCCGGGTAGTTTGGATCGGGCAGGGTTCCCAGCAGGGTACCAACATCATCCTTGACGGCCTTGACCGCAGTCTGGATTGCCACAAGCTGCTGGGCAGCGATTCCGTAGGCTTCATGGCGGTTCCGCACTTGGCTGGATGCCTCACCACAGGCTTTGGCCATGTCCCAGATATTGTTGATGGCATCATCGGTCACTTTCTGAGCCGCTACCACCAGATCATCCCTGGTGTCCAGCTCCAACTGTTCGTATTCGGACATCATTTTATTTCTTCCCTCCAATCTTTCTGGTTTCCTTGCGCCGGGTGATGTCGTTGTAATCGTAGGACTTCACCACAGCCTCCAGCCCCTCGGACAGCTCGCCGTTCTCATCCACATAGGCTTTCATGGCGGACTGGAGCGTCCTGGCACCGACCGTTTCCACGATGAGGTCTCCCAGACCTTCCTCTCGGAGGGTGCCGAAGAAGTCCACGCCGCTTTCAGCAAGTTCCGCTTCAGATCGTTTGCTGTAGGAGGTCTTGGGGGTGAGGCTGTAGCTGTAGCCTCCACTGGAGATGCGGGGGCAGTCATCATCCACCATCTGCTGGGTGATTTCGGCCTTGGCCGCCTCGATGGCGGCGTTGTTCTCCTTCGTGAGATCGGCAAGCCGTTCTTTCTCGGTCAGGAGGTCTTGGTACTTTCGTACCATTTCAAGCAGGGTCATTTCTTCCATTCCTTTCTGTTGATTTTATTTCTGAAGCGCATTTCTGCGCTGATCAGATGGATGACATTCGGACTTACGTTCCGTCTTACGTTCCGTCTTGCGTTCCGCATTAATCCGCCTTGGTCTTGCCCACCGTATAAAGTGAGCCTGATTTAATTGCCGTCAAGACTGCAAACGAAAACCAACATTCCCATAAGTCTTGGTAGGATAGGCGATAGCCTTTTTTTATGGCAATCTGTATAGTTTCCTCAGCCTGGTTTCTCTGAATGTGAAAGACACCGGCCATCAATTTGATATAGCGTTTCCTGCTTCGGCAGTTTTTCCATATGGCGGACGTAAAATTAAAGGAAGGTTGGTCATCAACACCTGTTGGTGCCCAATTAGGAGTGATGCCCGGGCGGATCGCACCGACCAGTTCGTTTCCAAAGTAAACGAGAGTTTCAGTTTCATTCTTGTTATCCGTTCCCATATTCACCCTCCACTCTCATGCAATACCCATCACTGATGGTGATTCCCCTGCGTTTAAAGGCCATGCACCGTTCCCCGGCACATTCCTCGAATCTCTCATGGATTTCCTTTCGGCCTGTGTTGCTGTTGTATTCGACGCTGACCGCCTTTTTGAATGGGCAGAGTGCAGTCGGCTCTGCCTGGTGCTTGTTATGTTTTCCCATCGAAGAATTGCCTCCAATCATCGACTACTGTTTTGGCCAGATCCTCTTTCTTGGAGAGGGAGGTCAGAATGTTGCTGTCCACTGAGTTCTCCACCACCAGGTGGATGTAGGTGCAGGGGTGGTGCTGCCCGATGCGGTGGATCCGAGAGAGGCTCTGACTGTAGGTGGCGTAGTTGAAATTCACGCTGTAATAAACACAGGTGTCAGCCGCCGTCAGAGTGATGCCGGTTCCGGCTGTGTCGATCTGCCCGATGAACACCATCGTGGCCGGATCGGTCTGGAACTGCTGGACAATGTTGCCCCGATCCTCTTTCTTGATTTCGCCGTAAATGGCCACGGACTTCATGCCGTGCTTGGAGAGCAGCTTGTCGGTCAGCTTCTCGATCTCATGCACCTCTGGGAGAAATCTGGCGAAAATAACCAGCTTCTTCTTGCCCTCCACCACATAGTCCTGCAGGATGTCCGAGAGCGCATCCAGCTTCCCGGTGCTGACCAACTGGGGCTTGGTGGCATCATCCTCCACCAGGAAGCCACCTGTGAACTGTTGGAGCCGGAGCAGCTTTGTCAGCACGGTGGTGGCCGTGATGGTTCCACCATCCGAGAGTTCAGCGAAGCTATCACGCCGGAGCCGCTCATAGATGTTCCGCTCCTTTTGGCTCATGGTGATGTATCGGTTCTCAAAGGTCTGCTCCGGGAGATCGAGTGCTTCGTCCTTGGTCACCCGGTAGGCGATGCTGTGTTCCTTTTGGATCAGTTGATCCAGATCCCGGTAGGACACGATCTGCTTTCGGTTAAACCCGCCCATCACGGCATATCGGTTTCGGAAAGCGTAGAAGTTCTGGCCGAAGATTGTACTGTCGAGGAATCGGTACTGTGAGAAAATGTCCACGGCCTCATTCTGCACCGGGGTGCCGGACAGAATCATTTTGTATCTGGCCTTGTCACCCAGTCGGTGCATGGCCTTGCTCTGCTCACTGTCGTGGGATTTGATGCGCTGGCTCTCATCGCAGATGATGAGGTCTGCATCGTAGTCCTCCAGGGCTTCATAGATGCCGTCCCTCCAGGTGGATTCATAGTTGATCACGGCAACCTTCAGGTGCTGGTAGGGGAAATGAACCAGGTTGTCCAGCTCCTTCAGCCGCTTGTTTTTGTCTCCCAGCAACGTCCTGATCGTGTAGGGGAAGGCGGCGTAGTCGCTGAATTCTTTCGGCCAGACAGCGCAGACCGATGTGGGAGCGACAATCAGCACCCGTTTGACCTTGCCCATCTGGTAGGCCGCCCCGGTCACGGCGATGGCCGTCAACGTTTTTCCGCAGCCCATTTCAAACAGTAGGCCAAAGCCTTTATTTATTGGCATCTTCACCTCATTCCTTTCTGTTGCGGCTTGCGATCCCGCCCATTACGAACATGGCACACGGTAAGGCTATTCCATTTCCCCACATTTTGTAGAGCGCACTGTCGCTGGCTGGGTCTTTGAGCCACTTGATTACTTGGTTTCTGGTTTTCGGAGATTTCGTCCCGTTTGACTTAGTGACGGCTTCCCAATAGGTCTCGAAAATTTGAACCCATCTATCAACCATCCCAGCTGGAGGGGAATCTACACCAAGGCCGGTTGCCCACCAATCTGGAAATCCCTGCAGTCGGCCACACTCCAATGGCGTGAATCTCCTGGCTATGTAAACCATCCCGATGTGTTGGACTACGGTTTTATGGTCACGGCCACTTGTGATGGTGGCGGATGTTTCTTCCGCCACGCTCAAACCGCCGAAAAATGAGCGGTCTATTCCGTAGGCTACCGCATGGCGATCTGCCGCTGTGAGCGTAGGTGCCGGGTCACCAGGTTTCCCTACGCCGAGGCCATTACCGCTTCCGTCACCGTTTCTGGTTGATCCGCCGCCCTCGCACCGGGTGGCCTTATCGTTGATTGGAATCGGCTGGGAAGTTGATTGTGTTAGAACCAGAGGCGCATTCCTGCCACTGGCGTTCCCGTTGGTGTTCAGCGTTGAACTGACCGGGTACATCCTGACTTCGCCGTCTGCATTCTGCTGGATACCCATTGGCTCTAAAATCAGCGGGACATTGCCGCCTCCCGTTCCCATCTTTTCGGTGAGGGTAGGGGACAATCCATCTTCCCGGATGGTCACTCTGCTGTCCTGCGGGTGGTTGTCCAGCACGATGGGCTGGAGGATGACGATACCGCCTTGATTCTTTGATGGGTCTGGGCCGGAAGCGTCAAGCGTTTTTGAAGAGGTAACCTCCCGGCATCCGCTGTGCGGGTTTGACGATTTCATGGAATTGGACGCCATGCTGTCAAAGGAGTATGCTATTGGCTGTGCTGCCCCCCCCCGATTGACGGATTAAAGTTTGCTTCAGAATGTCCGGCAACTCTTTCCCACGCTTTTCGGCTCTCCTCAAAATTCCTTGACAGGCCGTTGCGCTCAAAAAGTATTTCTGGTGCGGTAGAGCCTCCAAAATCTGCGACAAGGTAGATGCGGCTTCTTCTTTGGGGGACTCCCCAGAATTTTGCATCCAGCGTTCTATAGGCCACTGACCAGTCTCCATGCTCTCCCATGAGGCATCCTGCGTATGGCCATCCTTTTTCAGGTATAGGAACATCGGGCGCTTTCGGGTCAGCGACCCGGACGATTTCCGTGAGGACTGACTGGAAGTCCTTCTTTTGGTTTGAGGTGAATGCGCCGGGGACGTTCTCCCAGCACATCCAGCGGCATCGGATGTCTTGGCCGCTTCTTCCTGCACTTCGGTCATCCTCTCTCATCTCCTTTACGATTCTGATTTGCTCATTAAAAAGGCAACTTCTGCTCCCTGCTAGGCCGTTCCGCTTTCCGGCGATGCTCATGTCCTGGCAGGGAGAACCACCGGCGATGATGTCAACCTTTGGGATTGCCCACCCGTGAATCAAGGAAATGTCACCAAGTTTTAAACAGTCCGGGAAATTCCGTTCTGTGACCCGAATCGGAAGTGGCTCTATTTCGCTTTCCCAAAGAGGTGTAATCCCGAAAATAGCACCGGCCAATTCAAAGCCGCCAGAGCCGCTGAACAAAGAGCCGAGGGTGAGGTGATCCATTACTTGACCCCCTTTTTGCTCAGGTTGCCGGACAGGCCGCATTCCGTACAGACAAACACGAGCCTGTGCAGAAGCCGCTTTGCTTCATCGCCGTTCTTCTTCTCGTACCAGCATTCCTGGCCGCAAACGGGGCAGGTCGTAAGCTGCCAGTCTGGTGCACCCGGTGTGGGGACGTTTTTCTTCATGGGCATCAGCCCGAAACACATAGGTTGTCCGTTCATCTCCCATTTCTCCCTGGTTTATAAAAACCATAGTGCATGGCGTGAATATCCCGCTGAGCCTTGATGCTCTCAAGCCACAGCTTGGCAATCTCTTTGGCCTTGTCAATGGTTGCCGTGATTGTTCCGCAGATCAGGGCGGTGACCACTACCGCTGTCCAATTCATCCTTATCACCATCCTCCTAATTTCTTCCCGCACCAGTGGCAGTGACTGTGGCGGGGCGATACTCTGTGATTGCATTCCGGGCAGTGCCACAAGCCGTCTTTGTAGACGGCCTTTGCGGCCACCTCAAACTTGCGCCTGGATTCCCGGCTCTGATTAACCAGGCCGTTGTAGTCAAAAATCAGATCCATCAAGCCATCCACATCATCGATGCCCTCATCCTGCAGGGCACTCATAATGGAGATGGAGGCTTCCAGGGCGGTGACATCATCCTGGATGATCCGCTGTGCATCCGCCGCCGATGCGAAGCTGGTGCTGTTGTCTTTCATTCCGGCCAGCTGCTCGATGATTCTGTCCATGCTCATGTGCCTTGCGTTGAGTGTCTCATCCATTGGCGGCCCCTCCATCCGGCTGGATCAGGCCGAAGGTGATCAGCGCCATGTTGGCCCCTCGCACCTGGTGTTTGTACAGCGGCAACTTCACGGGGAAGTCAAACATGGGCGTTGGGTCTGGATTGACCCGTTCCCTGTCCACGGCCTCCTGCACACGGTGCAGTTCCTGGCGGCGGTTTTCAATGGCCGGTGGCAACTGGACAATGCCGGACAGCTTGTCCAGGAGTTCCAGGTCTGCTGTTCCCTCCAGCTGTTTCAGGCTCTTATTCCAGCGCATCTTGTTCCAGGATTTTATGACCGTGAATTGGACATTGTCTGCCTCGATGATTTTCAGGGTGTTTCCCTGGAGCGCCATCTTCACGGTGCCACCCCCAGACCATCTATGTAACTCTCGTAGTAGGCCATGCAAACCCGGCTGTACTCGGTGTCCTCGATGCCCTGAGACCAGCTTTCCTTTGCCCCGCTCCAGCCCTGGTTGTATGCCATGAAGATGGCGTTGGTTCCGTATGCATCCTCTGGGGATTCCGGGCAGAGCCGCTCTGCGATCCAGTCCAGATAGTCTACGGCCACCAGGACGTTTTCCCGGTAGTCCAGGAGGTCGGTCACCCCCAGGGCATCGATGCGATCTTGTTGCCAGTAGGTGTGAATCTGCATCAGGCCGAGGCTCTTTCCGCCATCGCCGCTGGCGAAAGCATCAAAGCCGGTTTCTTTATTGGCGATGGCCAGCACCGTGGAGAATAGGCTGGGGTTCTCATGGCAGATTTCCCAGATTGCCTCTTGGGCTGACAGGCTGAGGGCGATCTGCCCATCCAGCAGGGTTCTGGTCTTTTCCGTGGAAACCAAGTCCATTGCAACGATGCTGTTCCCGCTCTGTAGATCCGCTCCGATGTCACTTGCGCTGATTGTGATGGGTGTCGGATCCGGGGTAGGCTCTGGATCCGATGCCACCGGCGTGGCTCCAAAGATAGCACCGGCTGCCAGTGACACGACTGCAACGGCGGCCACCTTGGTGGCGGCGCTGGACTTCTTCCTGGTTCGTTTCCCGCCACACCGCTTTGGGATTGCGTGTTTACTCATGCTTGCTCACTCTCCTTCTATTTTTCTACGACCATCGTTTCGCCGGTGGCCGCTTTGACCAGGATCAGGGTGTTCGGCAGTTCCCGCTGAAGGTAAAGCCCTTTCGGGTCGATGCCCCGCTTGGACAGCAGAATCTTTTGATCTCTGGTCAGCTTTTTCGGATTCTTCATGCCGACACTTCCTTTCTTTGCCTTGCGGCTCGTTCAGCTTTCCACCGCTGGAAGTCAGCCTGGATGGCTGGGTCTGCATATTCCCGGTGGATCGCCTCGAACACGGCCTGGGCCAGGTTCGTTGCGACATGGGCAGGGATGTCGCTTGTGTTGATGTGTACTGGAGTGCCGGAGTCAACCGGCACTGTGGTCAGCCGCTTCATGGCTCTGGCCCCCTTTTCCTGGTGTGGTTACGATGCTGGTTCCAGCCGGGCTTTTGTCAGTCGGACCTGGGCTTCCATCCCGGCTATAAAAGCGTTGGCCACCATTACCGTGGCGGACTGTTCTTCGTGGGGCAGCTCGGACAGCATCTTGGCCAGTTCCTCGGCGTTTGCCAGCTGCTCCTTGGTGTATTTCCTTGCTTCGGCCATCTTTGGCACCTCCTTTGTTTGATTCTACGATTATTATAAGTCGGGCAATCAAATATGTCAAGCGTTTTTTGTTTGATTGACCGACTTTTTATTGACTTACCGACTTTTTTGTGGTAACATATATCTCAGAAAGGAGGCGAGTGCCGTGAAAGACCGAATAAGGAAATTGCGGAAGGCTCTTGACCTCACCCAGAAGGACTTTGCTGAGCGAATCGGGATGAAGTCAAATACCATCGCTACATATGAAATGGGCAGAGCGATTCCGAGCGACCCGACCATCAATAATATTTGTAAGGAGTTCAGCGTGAACGAATCTTGGCTCCGCTCTGGCGATGGTGAGATGTTTGTGCCATCTCCAACATCAGAACTTGATGCTCTGGCCGCTAGATACCCTCAGATGACCCATGAGACCTATGTGCTTATTGAGAAGCTGGTGGGGTTATCCGTGTCTGATCAGAACGTCATCATGGGTTTCCTCCGAGAAGTTGTGAATGGGTTTGGGGATGTCACCCCTGGCACCCAGGCGAAACCGGGAGGAGCCATCGAGCCAAGCAGAGAGGATTTGCACCGGGAGCTTGATGCCCAGATCGAGCAGGAAAAAGGAGCCACGGAAAAGTCCGAAGTCTCTTGATCTGGAGATTGAAAAACCACAGGAAGATTTGGTATGGCGGAGGGTTCCCCCGGTGAAGCCGAAAAGAAAAGAGGGAGCCTGTCCTTTCGGATAGGCTCCCTCTAAATTTATAAGGAGGTTATTATGGATTGTTTTGTAAATTGGGATCCACAGATCCATTCTGAGGCAGACCAAGTGAAACGCCGCCTGAATGGCGAGAAAATTAAAGCGGAAGCGGTCACGGTCGATTTTGGAGCGCAGACCGCTGCGATCATCGGTTCTGACCCAGAACCATATTCTGTTTCTCTCTCCGGGTGCAGTTGTTTTGATTTTGCCAGCCGTGGTAAACCTTGTAAGCATATGTACCGGCTGGCCGATGAGCTTGGCTTGTCTGATTCGTGGCCCACCATCAGCCGGAAGGGGCAGAAGGCCGTCATGGATGCTGCCTCCGAGGAAGTGGAGCGGTGGCGTGAGGAATTCCTGGCCGGGAATATTTCAGCCAAAAAATACACAAAAATTGCGGACGCTCTTTTAAGCAAATGACCGGCAGGGAATTTGAACAGGAGTTGCAGGACTGCGTAGCCTATGCCCGTTATTCCTCGCACTCCCAGAAGGACACCTCTATCGAGGATCAGGTTACCGACATCGAAGCGTATTGCCGTCTGAATAATCTTAATCTTGTAAGGGTCTACGCCGACCGGCATCTGACCGGCACATCCGATAAGCGGCCTCAGTTCCAGCAGATGATGAAGGATGCCGCCCATGGCCGCTGGAAGTATGTTGTGGTCTGGAAAACTGACCGCTTTGCCCGAAACCGCTATGATTCCGCCACCTACAAATATCGCCTGAAGAAATACGGTGTCCGGGTGCTGTCTGCGAAGGAGAGTATTCCAGAGGGGCCAGAGGGCATCTTGCTGGAGTCCGTGCTGGAAGGCAGCGCCGAGTATTACTCTGCGAACCTTGCCCAGAATATCAGGCGGGGGATGCACTCTAATGCCCTGGACTGCAAGGTGAATTCCGGCTCTCTGCCCTTTGGATATTGCAAGGGGCCGGATGGCCGATTTGCGATCCTGGATGCCGAGGCCGAGGTGGTGAGGGAGATATTCCGCAAGGTTGCCGCCGGAATTCCCTTTGTGGAGATCGCAAACGATCTGAATGGGCGGGGCATCCGCACCAAGGCGGGGAACCTCTGGAATCGGAGCAGTTTCCACCGGATGCTGGTGAACGAGACCTACGCCGGTGTTTACTCCTTTGGTGAGGTCCGAATTGAGGGCGGCGTTCCGGCCATCGTGGACAAGGCTCTTTTCCTGGAAGTTTCCCAGAAGCTGAAAACCAAGAAAAACCCGCAGGGGCGGCACCGGGAAAACGGAGAGTATATGCTCACCGGGAAACTGTTCTGTGGGCTGTGCGGGTCTCCCATGGTGGGTGTAGCCGGAACTGGAAAGAGCGGGGCGAAGCATTACTATTATGTCTGCCAAAAGCGGAGGGCGGAGAAGTCCTGCAGGAAAGAGAATGTTGTCCGTGACTGGATCGAGCAGGTTGTGGTAGATGCCACGCTGGATGCCGTCCTGCAGGACGATGTGATCGAGTGGGTGGCCGATCAGGTCATGGCCTACCAGGAACGGGAAGGGAACTCTGCCCAGCTGCTGTCCCTCCGGGAACAGCTGGCCGCCACCCAGAAAGCCATCGGCAATGTAATGAAGGCCATCGAGGCCGGAATTATCACGCCGACCACAAAGCGGCGGCTCCAAGAGCTGGAGGCCGAGGCCGCTCGGATCCAGAACGCCATCACGGTGGAGGAAGCCTCCATTACCCACATCGAGCGGGACTTTATCGTCTATTGGCTGGAGAAATTCCGGGGTGGAGATCGCCTGGACAAGGCGTTTCGAAGAAAGGTCATCGACACCTTCGTAGCCGCTGTCTATCTCTGGGACGATCGCATTCGGATTGCTTTCAACTATTCCGGGAAGCGGAACGCCGTTGACCGCTCCATCGTGACCGAGGCCGAGGCCGTGGCCGGGGTGGAGGGTTCGTATAAGCTCCCCATCGCTCCACCAATGGGGAGCCAGGCGAACCCCGCCACCATCTATTTTGTTGGTGCGGTGTTCGTCCTGGCCTTTCCACTTCCAGAAAAACGATAAAATAAGGCACCTGGTCTCTATTGACCGGGTGCCTTTTCTTTGGCATTATTACCATGCAAACGTCTTGTTATTTGTGCATTATATATCTTGTATTCCATGCGTGTGTATGGTATTATACAACCACAATGAAGGACGGAGGTAAATAAAAAATGAAAACCATCGTTGAAATGCTTGAGGCTAAAGGCTTCACCTGCACCGAGATGCCGGAGCTTGGAGATTCTAAGGTGCTTTTCCTTGAGAAAACCTACGAGAAAGATGTTGAGGTGTGCTGGTATGGTTCTTACCACTCCACGCTGAAAATTGTAGTCCTGGTGAATGTTACCTCTGGGATCTGCAGGCTGGAGTGCTTCAACGGTTCGGCCAAGCCCTACAAAAGCCGCTGGTACGATACCATCGGGAAGCGCACCTACAACGCCATCTCGGACACCATCAAAAACGCCGGTTATGAAATCTAAGGAGGTCAAATAAAAATGAAACTTACTTTTGTCGAAGAGAAAACCAGAACCGTGGGAGGCTCCACCTTCCACCTGAAGGAGTATAGCATTGGCGGTTATTCCGTTTCAATCATCACATCCACCTATGATTCTGGCCTTGTCACCAGACGGGTCGAAGTTCGGGAGCCGTGGGAAGATGGCAGCTTCCTTCCCAAGGTCTACTATCACGATGATCTGCTCCACCATGAGCCGCCCCGCTTCGAGATTCAGACCACTTCCTATGGTGCTCTGGATGCAGAAACATTCCGTGCCTTCTTGGCTGCCCAGCAGACGGCGATGGAAGTCGTGGAAGTCCTGAATGCAGAGCTGCTGTGAATCATCCCTCAAACGAAAGGCCCCGGCCAGATGGCCGGGGCTAATTGTTTCCTATTCGGTTTCTGCTTGCGCTGCCGCCTCTGGCTCGATGATGTCCTCGATGTGGCAGTCCAGTGCCTGGGCTACCTTGTGCAGCTGGTAGACATCACGAGGGATGCGGATCCGCCTTGCCCATGCTTCCAGGGTCCGAAGTGGCACCCCGCTCCGCTTGGCCAGCTCCGTCCGGCTGATTCCTAGCTCGATGCACCGCTTGTCTATGGGGGTCATGTTCTCTGTCATGGTCATCCGCCTCATGGGATCACTCCTTTTCGGTATCGTTGTACCCTCTATTATAATGCGTGTGTATGGTTTTGTAAAGCCGTCATTATTACCATACAAACGCCTTGTTATTTGTGCATTATATATCTTGTATTCCATGCGTGTGTATGGTATTATGTATTCGTAAGGCAGGGGCGACCCCTTAAAAGCAAAGCAAAATTCAAGGAGGAATTTGAAATGTGGCATAAAGGTTTGATGGACATTCCCCAGCAGGACGGCAGCGTGATCCGGGTTCGCTGGTGCGTGAAGTCCTACGAGGTAGGCTCCCAGTACGGAATCAACGAGGGTTGCATCTCGAAGCTCCAGCTGGAGATCGGAGACAAGACCGTTGCCAGCTACGACCGTGGCTGGGATATGGAGCCGACCTGCGAAGCCGCAAACACCGCCCTTTCGGTTCTTCTGAAAGCGTACAATTAAGGAGGATAAAATCATGGAAACCATCATCATCAAAAGCTATGAATCGTTCAACCAGCGCCGCTACAGCACTCCCTGGGTCTGCGAAATGACCCAGGACGGGAAGTATGATTTCTCCAAGCGTGTAGGTACCTACACCGGGAACGGCTACCAGGGCGAGGAAGGCGATCTGGTTATCTTCGATCCTGTGGTCGGTCAGGTCTACGGCTATGGCCAGAAGGATCACCGTGGAGGCAACACCGAGAAGGCATACGTCAAGTGGGACGGCTCCCGGCTGGTTCCCTGCGACAAGATCGGCAGAGTGAAGGAGGAAGCCTGAGATGAAAACCTTTGTGATCGACTACCAGCGGCCTGATGGCCGCAAGGACTTCAAGGTGGTGAGAGCCACCTCTGCGGATCGGGCCTTGGAGATTCTCCTGGCCGCAGGGATTGATGGCTGGACGGGATTCCAGTTCCGGGAGTACACCATCCTGGGCGTGACGGAAAGGGGCGCATGAGATGAACCGTGATCAGGCTTTGGCTTATGGGCGGCGTAAAGGCTGCCGGTACCTTGTCAAAAGCTCCAATGGTAGCTTGCTCGGTGGTTACACCGAGCGGGTTACCGCCGAGCTGGCAAAGCTGCGCTGGGAGAATGAATTCCGAGAGAACCCTTGGTGCAATGGCGAAAACATCAAAGTCTTTATTGAGGAGGTCTGAACCGATGAAGGTAAAAGAAGTTCTGGATATCTGGACCGGCTGGGATTCGCCGGACATCTTCAGGGTGGAAGAGATTGCATCCGATGGGACGCTGCTATCTTCCAAAGAAATGACCGGGCTGGAACTGGTCAGCGGTCCGCTTGGTGACCGGGAGATCAAGCGCTTTGGTTCCTTTGGGAAAGGAGCCGATGGTGTCTGGCGGCATTATGTGAATGTTGCAGGGGAGGGCTGAACTATGAGGATGGCAAACGAAAAGGGCGAGGAAGTCTATTTCAATCCCATCACCAAAAACGGGAAGGACTACTGGATCATCCAGGGCATCGGCTCCACGGTGGTGATTGGCCGAGATCGCCAGAAGCTGAAGAGCCGCTCGTTCCGGCAGGAACGGCAAGCAGCCGCCTACTTGGATAGGCACGGGTTCAAGTGCGTGTGATTTTTCCGGTGGAAAAAAGAGCGGCTTGTTCGCCCTGGCGGGTAAACTTACCCCACCCATCAGGAAAGCGGCCACACAGGCCGAACAGGGGCGCAGAAAATAAATGAAGGACAGACGCATGATGCGCCTGTCCTTTTGCGATTTCACGGGGGTGTGATTATCGCTTGTTGGTGTATTCCAGGTAGATCCACCCGGCACCGCTCTTGAGCTTGCCCCAGCCGCCCTGCTCATCCACGATGGTATAAACGCCGCCCTTTTTGATGGTGGTGGCGATGCCGTAGTTGGTGCCGGGTCCCTTGCGGACGTTAAGCACGGAGGCGGTGACCGTCACGGTGTAGGGGGTGAAGGCCTGGGTGCTGGTGCTGGCGGTGGATCCGCTGGCGGCTGCCTGGGCATCTGCCACGCTGATCCAGCCGGTGATCTGGCCGCTCACGCCTACCCGATCGGCGGCATTGGTGATGCGGATGCGACCCTTGATCTGATCTGCCGACCAGACATAGTAAGTGCCGCTCTTGGTGCCGGATGCCTCCGTGGCCGTGGAAGTCTTGTAGACGCTCACGCCGTCCAGGGTCAGCACGGTGCCAGCCTGCAGGGCTGTGTCGGTGCTGGTGCCGGTGCTGGTGGATCCGGTGGTGGCGGAGCTGCCCAGCCGCTTGGTGACCTCTGCTGCAATGGTGGGGTGCAGGTTGTAGAGGTAGTCACCGGGGCAGCTCTTGTTTGCAAACCAGCGATGGACGGTCAGCACAATCTCATCGGAGGCAGGGGTGTAGGCCAGGGTCTTTGCCTTGTCTCCGAGCCAGGTGACCTTGGTCTTGCCGTTCCGCTGGCAGATGTCGGTCACCAGATTCAGCAGGGCACTGTATGCCTTGTCATTGACCTTGTAGGGGGACGTGGTGTCGCTGGCTACCTCAATGGTGACGGCTCGGTTGTCGTTGTCGGCACTGGAGGTGCACCAGGAACGGTTTGCCTCATCCACATAAAGTCCCACTCGGCCATCGGAGCCGATGCCGTAGTTGCAGGATGCCTCACGACTTTCCGAAGCGAAGATGGAGCCAAGGGTTTCCACACTGCACTGGCCGACCACACAATGGATGGAGATGCGGGTGATGGAGTACTTTCTCTTTCCGCTCTGGTTAGGGCTGAGTTTGGTATAAGCCACGAGGGAGCTGTTACTCATCCTCATCATCCCCCTTCCCATTGGACAGTTCTGCCACGGTTTCCTCGGTGACGGTTTCGCCGTTCTGGGTGGCAATTTCCTTAATGGTCAATTCTTTGTCTGCCATGATGGTCTCCTTTCTCAGCCGTTTGCGGCTGTATCATCGGTAGTAGTGTCGCTGGTTTCCACGGTGACTTCCTCCACCCCGTCCAGGGTGATGTAGCTGGCATCGGTCAGGCCCTCTGCAAGCAGATAGCCCAGCACGGATGCACCCTGGAGGATCACGCCGGAAACGGTGGCGGCAGTGCTGTCATTGCCTCCGAAGGCCAGGATCAGGCCGGAGACGAAACCGGCCACAGCGACCCACAGCTTGCGGCTTGTCAGTTTGCGGATGATGTCTTTCTTGGTCATGGTATGTACCTTCCTTTCTCATGTCCGCTCGATCAGGTATTCTTGGAGTTCCGCTTTGGCTGCCCTCATGGCATCCACGTCGTTGCCATCGATGCCGTGTGAGAGCAGGGCGAGGATGGCCTTTTGGGTGACCCGGCTCCCTCCTTCGATTGCATCCAGGCGCTTTTTGTCGCTGGTGAAGTATCCCTTGTGGTTTTCCAGCGTGTCCTCGATAGCCTTGAGGCGCTCATCGACCTTTTTGGCCGGAGCCTTTGCCGCCTGGATGCCCTTGATTACCCAGCCAATGGCGGCGGCGATGCAGGAAATTCCGGCGCAGATGGCCAGAACTCCTGCTACCAACTGTCCGAATGTGAAGCTGATTACGGTGTTCAATATTTTCACCACCTCTGGGCACAGATTCTGGTTCAGAGCGCTCCTGCCCTTCTTAAGCACTCCACGGAGTGGAGCCGGTCGATTTCCTCCATTTCGATGTACTGAGTCAGCAGCTTGTACAGCTCCTTGATGCTCTCATTCTGAATAGAGATTATTTCGGCCTGTCGCTCCACGATTTCTATTAGGTCAGTTGCTGGGGTAGGATTCGCCGGTGATATACTCATAGTCCTCCTGGGTGATGGTGCCTCTGTCCACCCGCTCTGCGATCTGCTCTTTGGTGAGCCGTCCCGCATCATAGAGCCGTTTCAGGCTGTTTACCAGCATACTCATATCAAAGCACTCCTTCCTCGATCAATTGCATGGTGTACTCGTCAATGGCCTTGCCATTGTCGATCTCCTGGATGGCCTGGAGCATCTGGTACTCCGAGACCGTGATCTCCCGGCAGTCGCACTCATAGTCGGTGTAGGCATCCGTTCCGGCAGTTTCGTCAGCCGGATGCTCAACCTCCACGATGTTCTGTCTCTGGATGTACAGGCCGGGGGCGATCACCTGGAGTTCTTCAGGCCGCTCCGAGCAGTGCTCTTTTGTCCATTCGGTCATGGTAGTTCTTCCTCCTTTGGATTTTTGAGATGATGTGTTTCAGCTTGCGTATTTCTACGCAAGGCTTGATATAATTTTTGTAGCAGTCGTAGGTGTCCGAGTGGCTGAACCATCCCATGTAGCTCAGCATGGCGGAGATGTGCCGGTGGTAGAATTTCTTCCCGGCTACGGCTGCACGGCGCATCCTGCTGGCCAGCCGAGTGGCCTTGAGCATGATGCTCTTTCGGATGCCGGTGCGAGATCTGAAGAACAGAAAACCCATGAAATCCAGCGGTCTACCGATGGTCTTGCCATTTTTCTTTGTGAAGTCGAACTTACAGACCTGCCAGTTCGATTTCAGTTTCAGCCGGAACCTCTGGCCGAGCATCTTCTTCACTTCCCGGACGGCCTTGTGCAATACCTTCTTGCTCTGGTGGAACAGGGTGATGTCATCCATATACCTCATGTCCATCTGGATTCCGAGGGTCTGGGTGATGAGCCTGTCCAGCGGCTCCAGAAGGTAGTTGGCCAGCCATTGGGAGATATAGAAGCCCAGCGGGATGCCCTTTTTGAAATTTTTAAGGCATAGCCAGATGATGTACAGAAACCAGGCATCCTTTATGCGGATGGAAAGTTCTCGCATCAACACGTCCAGGCGGATGTTGTCATAGAAGTGCCGGATGTCCATCTTGGCGAAGTTCCGGGTTCCCTTTGGATTTTGCCGGAGCCATCGCTCGATCTGTCTCTTGCCGTAGTGAGCGCCCCGCTTGGGAAAGCTGCCACAGCTAAAGCGGTAGGCCGTGGCCTGGATGATGGGTGCCAGCACCAGAATGATGATGTGGTGCAGCCACTGTTCGTGGATTTCCGGCATATAGATTTTGCGCCACTTCCCATGCTCGAAGATCCTTTTGGGTGTCCTGGCGCATGGCTTGTAGGCCAGTTCTGGGTTTGGAACCTCCACGCCGGGAGGCCGGGTGTTTAGGATCATGTCCTTCATTTTCTGGACTTCTTCGTCCAGGTGATTGTCAATGTGCTGTATTTCTTTGCGCTTCGTTTTGCCTTTGCGGAGCTTCTTGTAGGCTGTGCGGATCAGGTTTTCGGAAAGCATCTTTCGATACAGATATTTGTACTCTTTGTGACCAGGTTCTCTTTTACTCATTCATACTCCTATGGGATATTTCTTCTTCTATCGCCTGCAGGCGGCAAGTTCGACCGCTCAACCGTCTGCCCTGTATCGGACTTATTTCCACTCCCCATACCAGTGATGGCGGGTCAGCCGTGTTTCAACGACCAGCGGTGTAGGAAACATGGAGGCATTCAGCCTAGGGTATTACTGCTTTTGATAGAAACAGGCCGAGCCGATGTTCCAGTTGGCGTTGCCAGCGGTGTTGTTCAGATTCAAGCACCGGCCACCATCATTGGTGCCGTTGTTGCAATTGCCAAAACGAAGGGCCACCGCCCGGAGTGCGCCTCCATGTTCCCCTATTAAATTTTTCAGTTTTCCTCTTATCCTGGGTTTCCGCTAATTGCTACACCCTGGGGGAGTTGCGCCGGACGGCGCACCCCCAGACCCCCCGCAAGGCGGTTACACCGCCATGCCAACAGGTGGCAAGAGAAGCAAGGCCGAGCCGATGTCCCAGTAGGCGTCGCCAGCGGGGCCGTGCAGATTCAAGCACCGGCCACCAGCAACGGTGCCGTAGTTGCAATAGCCAAAACGAAGGGCCACCGCCGTGATCCCCACGTCCTGGTAAAGTCCATCGCATCCGCCTGTGGAAGAGCTGCCCTTGTACGGATAGACGGGAACGTGTCCGAAACCGGGAATGGTCTGGTACTTGTGGGGGTAGAACCATCCCTGTTTCTGCGATCCATCCGTGTTCAGAACCTTGGGCAGAGAAATGCCCGTGTCGATGTAGGTTGCCCCGGTGACATCGTACTCGTAGTTCGGGCTGACCTTGTAGCGGCCATTGACCAGGAGCAGATAGGGGTCTCTCATGTACTGCTGGTAGCTACCCAGCACGATGCTGTGGAAGATTTTGTTCAGGCTTTTGCCATCACTGGTGCCGTAGAACTGACCGCCTCCGATGACTGCATTCTGCTTCACGCCCATGGTGGGGGTGAGGCTAGAATCATAGCCGTTGCAGTTGCCGGAGCCGTAGGCCGCCTGGAGGTTGGTGGTCTTGCAGAACAAAATCTCCAGGTCGATCAAGGTGTTCATGATGGAGCCGCCGAAGAACCGGGCACGGTCTCCGAAGGCATCAATGGCGGTTTTCTGCTGGGCAGTGGTCTTGGAGTAGTCAGGCTGGATGCCGGACAGAGAGCGCATCTTCTCATCCACGATGGAACCGTAGAACATAGGAATCCACACACCCTCCAGGACATTGCCATCTCCGTCCACAAAGCCCACCGGCTCGAAGCCGTCAGCCGCAGTCATGCGGAAAAGCACCACCCGGTCATCACCGGCCATGTACTCCTGCTTGTAGATCCTAGGTGCCCAGGCGAAGGCCCCGCCGTCATAATCGGTGCTGGCCACGTCCGAATCGGTGCCATCTTCCCGCTTGGTGTAGTCGGATTCATCCAGCCGGTAGTCCGGGGTGCCGTCAGACTTTACCATGTAGGGCTTGTTGCCCTTGAGCCAGGGGTGACCCTCCCAACCGTTCAGGCTGTAGCCGCCGCCCATGGTGACGGTCAGCGGGGTGAAGTCTGCGTTCCGTCCGATGTACTCGATACGCTGGCCGGGGGCCAGAATGGCGTTATGCTCGATGAAGCCCCAAACAGGCACGGCACAGACCACGTTGTAGATTGCATCCAAGGTTTCCTTGTCTGCGATGTAGCTCTTTCCCATTACTCTGCCTCCTCAAAATACAGGAGACCGTTGTCTACTCCGAGAACAAACTTGGTTCCTGTGGTTTCGTCATAAAGATACATTTGATTCGGTGCCATGATCACGACACTCTCTGCGTTGGTGACCTCTGTCAAAAAGTCCACGGTGATGGTGGACGGCAGCAGGTCATTGTAGGCGGGCATATAATCCCACTGATTTTCCACGCCGATGGCGATGGCGTAGAGGATTTCTCCTTCGTCCGGGTCTGTTGCATACAGTCCGACTTCCTTGACATAGTAGCCATTCGCCAGATTGCCGCTGTCCTGCTTGTTCGTCATTACGAACTTTACAAAAATGTTGGACTTGTTCTGGACGGTGACCGTGGTCAGCGGGAAGGTCTGCTTTACGGACTTGAGGGCGGTCCTTTTGGAGATGTCCTCGCCGGTGGAATACGAACCATCGCCAGCCGCCGCTTTGGTCAGCTTGATGGTGCATTTACCGGCCTGTGCTTTGGCATTCAAGGCGATGCCTTTTGCCGTCAGCACGGATTCCTGGAATACTCCAGCCATAGTGCTTTACCTCCTTATGATGTGGTTATATGTGAATTCGCTACCGCCACCGAGGCGATCCGCTGGGTCTGTCCGATCTGCTCTGTGCTGGGTGGTGTGCCATTGGTGATTGTCAGGTGGACATCCTCAATGGTCAGCACAGCACCGACACGGTTGATGCCAGCCCCGGTTCTCGATCTGGCGGGAGCGTGATTCATAATGGTTTCTTTGGGTGCCGAAGTGGCACCCGCCGCACCCACGGTTTGGCCGTGGATGGAGCCGTCCAGCTGGATGCTGTTCAGCACATTGGTTTCTGGCGCAGTGACCGAGGCCACGCCGATGTTTTCGGTCATGGTCTGGTGCCGTTCCACCAGGACACGGCGGACATGGGATCGGGTGTTTTTCACCTGGCTGATGATCTGCAGGAATCGGTAGACAATATCTTCCGTCAGCCGAGTGTCGGTCACGATGTCAAAGGTTCCCGGCGTGAACGGTTCCTCTGTGAAGTCGAACCACTCCACCACCTGACCCTGTCCGAAGATGGAGGCCACGAGTTCCTCAACGGCGGACGGCGTTCCTGCATGATAATACCAAACCAGGGTGTTTTTAATGATCTCCCTCTTTTGGTCGATGGTCATGTCCATGGTGTAGTACGGGGTGCGAAGCTCCACCGCCAGTACATCTAAGATGGCCTCCGGCAACTGGTCGATCATGGAAAGAGTTCTGGTCTGCTGTGCAAGCTCCATAATCCGGCGTTTCTCCTGCAGGAGTGCATAGGACAGTGCCTGGATCTCTGCGTTGTACCCTGCGCAGTTCTGAAGGAGGTCTGTCAGCTGCCCATCATAGAGATTAATCATCTTCCAGCCCTCCGTACATGGCCGTCTGCCCGGTGCATTGTGCTACCTCGGTTTCGGCCACGGCTCGGAATGAGGGAGAGGTGACTTCGACCCGCTTGGCACCGGCAGCCACCACCCGCTTGATAAGTTCCGATGGGTTGATGTCCTTGCCGATCTCCGTGGTCTGCCAGTTGATGTACTCGGCCACGGCGGTTTCCACCTCCTGCTGGATTGTGACGGCGGATGCGCTGTCACTTCGGTTGATGTAGTAGGTCATCTCCACACTGAATTCCTGGACGGTGGGGGTCTTAACGGTGACCTTATCCGTCAGCGGACGGATGCTCCCATCTGCCAGGTATTCCTGCAGGCCGTTGACCACTCCATCCTCTGGGATGGAGCCGTCCTGCATCAGGATGTAGATCACCACCTCGCATGGATTCGGGCTGGTGGGCTTAACGGATCCGATGCCTGTGTTGTAGGTCTTTGCCCAATAAATATAGGCTGCATCTGGCCCTGCCACGCTGTAGCTGGACGGAGCCAGGAACACCCGCTCTGCGAGACTATCATCGGTTTCCAGGATGGTGCCGCCGCTGGAGGTGTCGATGTTAGAGACCTTCTCAACGTAGGCCACCGGGTCGACCAGAATATTCAGCTGTCCAGGCACCAGGTCATTGCCCTCGATGCCGTTCTCGGTGCATTCCGCCTCGATGTCAGCCGTCAGGTTCCCGGCCTCCACCTCTCCGTATTCGGAGGTCTGGAAGTAAACGCCGTCACCGTTGGTGACACGGGTTCCGGCTGGAATTCCGATGGCGTAGTCTCTGGTTTCGGAGAGCGTGAAGCGCAGCGTGGCCTTTGCCGCCGCTGCCTGTTGCCGGGTCACGCCACGGCCAGCGGCCAGGTTATCCAGGAATTCTCCGTAGCTGTACTTCAGCAGGTCTTGCTTTCCTGCTCTGTCCACATATTGCTCGACCTGGTACAGATCGAGTGCCACGGCATAGAGCAGAATGCGGATCGGGTCAGCCGGGGCGAGGCTTATCTCTGTGCCGGTGACCGCTTTGTATCTCGCCTCATAGTTCGTGATGAGCCGTTCCTGCATGGCCTGGAGCGTGTCGTTGTCGGTGAAAGATACGTCTGGAAGGTCAAAGACTGATTGCAATGTGTCAGCCACTTGTGATCACCACCTCTGCTGTAATTCGGCCATTGTTGTCCGGGGTGAAGGACACCTCGACAACATTGGCTCTAGGTTCGTACTTTTGCACCTTGTCGATCAGCTCAACGGCAAAAACGTTTTGAGCCACATCGATTGGGTACCCAAGGCAGGAAGTGTCTATTCCGAAGTCTCGATCTAAGGGGATTGTTCCTGCCGGTGTCAGGATCAGGTTCCGAAGGCACCGCAGAACATCCTCCTGTTCGTCCAGGGTTCCCCGGACGTTAAATTCCACATCTGCTAGTGTCATAGGTATTCCTCCATGGTGACATCGACCTTTGCCCGGACAAGCTGACCTTGTGCCAGCAGTACATCCCAGGCTTCACTGGTGCTGTTGATTTTCCACTTGTTCTGGCCGACTTTCTTCCCGCCGATTACCAGGGGATAAACCAGCCCGTTTTCCACAGCAGACTCCAAGGTTTCAAGCATAGTCCTGGGTTTCACACCCAGGGTGGCATCCAGGACCATGGTGAAGGTGACTTTTTGAAGGCCGGCCCTGGCGAACTCCGAACGGTCTTTCTTGCCGATCCGGCTGTGGGTCACCCAGGTGGAGGATACCGTCCGCTTGAAATTTGAAAATGTCAGGATGCGGCTATCGCTGGTGGAAAAAATGAGATTTGTTCCCCAGCTGCCAATTGTGGCCATAGATCACCCCTCCTTAGATGCCGTGGTCAGAGCATCGCTGTTCCAGCTTTCTGATCCTGCTGATCAGGGCGGCCACGGTCGTGTCCACCCCGTCATTGTAGCTGTCCAGCTCGATGTGCTCAGCACGGAGGCGCAGGATCCCGGTCTTGCTGGAATACTCCAGGAGGCCCTGGCCGCTGGTGGTGCTAAGTTCCTGGCGGTAGAGGTCGGAGCCGGAATCGGCGGGGCGATGATCCTCACACCATACGGGGCCGAGAATCACGGCGGCTGTGGTGCCGTTGGACAGGTGGCCGACCAGCACCCGCTCTCCCACCTTTGGCATCCAGTAGACCCAGGCCAGAAAAGGCAGCTCTTTGGTGGTAGCACTGTCTCTGTCCTCATAGGTCACCCTGGCTGTGCCGTCTTTGTAGTTCACGCTGGAGATCATTCCGACACGGAGCACCTGTGGCGTTGTATTGTCCATTGGTTTTCCTCCTTTTTATGCGTAATACAGATTGGATGCGGCCACTGCAGCGGTCACCACGCCATTGATTCCAATGACGATGCGGTCGCTGGAGAGGTTCTTCCCGCCGACCTGGATTACGGTGTAGACTGTGGTGTACACAAAGGATGCCAGCTTCACGCCGTTGTAGGTTCTGGCTCCCTTCTTGACCCGCACCTTGTCTCCCTTTTTGAATGTGGTAGAGGACTTTGCCGCCTCTGCCGTGGTGCTGGCCACCTTGACCGGCTGGACGGGTTCTGCCTTTTTGACAAAACGCTTCTCGACTTTTCGGAGGGATAGGGTGGATTTTGTGCCCTCTCCCACGGTGGTATCCACCTGTTCGACATAGTACTTTCCGCTTAAATTTCCAAGCCCATTAATCTGGATGCAGTTCGTGGCCACGATGTTCCAGGCCGGTGTCCGCATAGTGATCTTCATGGTGGTGGTGGATTTATTGGCGTTATTCAGCGCCGCCAGGGCAATCAGCGTGGCCTCGGTTTGATTGCTTGCCTCTTTGTCACAAGTCAGGTAGCGGTCTCCAGACCCGATGTCCACGGTGAACGTTTTATTTTTGGTCGTGTGGGTGTAGGAATATTTCACGCCTGTATAAGTTCCGGCCAGAGATGTGTTCCATTGCCATCCGGGTTCGAAGTCTGCCTCCGTGATAGTGGCCACAACGGCTTTGGCCTCGTAGGTGGCTTCGTCAAAAACCACCAGCTTGTCACTGTAGATCTTCATGGCGAGGCCGAATTTCACCAGCAAATCATTATAAAAGGAGCAATCTGTCTGATTGTCCTGAGCCACGCTCTCGATGCTGATATTGCTGGCATCGTAGTACAGGGTTAGGCCAGATCGGGATGCTACCTTTTGGCCGATTTCTTTGAGCGTGGTGCTTTCGTAGGTGTACGTTCTTTCCGTGGCCTTGAAGCCGGAGGTGGACGGCAGTGCCAGTGCCTGGATCGTGCATCGGATTGGGCCGCCCTTGAAAGAAAAATCATCAATTACAAAAGTTCCACAGTTGAGGGTAGTTGTTTTCCCGTCCGTGTCCCAGTTGATTCTGTTGATGGTGGGCTTCAGGCGGTCCCCCTTTTGGGGGAACCACCCGCCGATCCAGTGCCGGTCTCTGTCGCTCAGCTCCACCGTGATGCTGTCACTGGAGCCGGATGCCACATCGGAGTACTTGAAGCTGGACAGGTATTCTGCCATCTGGGAGGCAGTTTTGTTGTTGTAGGTCATGGACACTGTGGCCCGTCTTGCGCTTGCCATCAGTCCTTCCTCCAATCCGGCAGATCGTCATCGTAGGTCTGGGTCTCCGAAAGGTCAGGGATGTAGACTTCGATTCCCGTGGGGAACACCTGGTAATCCAAGAGAGTGATGTTCTCCCGGTCCTGCATGATGTGGTGTGCCAGCAGTTCATCGCCGTAGGCTTGCCGTGCTATCATGTCCCAGGTGTCCCCGGAAACCGTTGTGTAGGTTGCCATTACTCAGACCCCCTTAGAAGTTCTTTCGGTCATTGCTTTTGACCCACTCATCCATCATCTCATTGAATTCCTCTTGGCTCATTCTCTGGGCTTCTACGAGGTCATCCTGCGTGGGGGTGCCGCCGTAGAATTGGAGGGTGGGAGCATAGGTGATTTGGTAGATGGGAGCATCGCCGCCTTGGTCTTGCGGTTCATCATCGTCATCATCAGGGTCACCATTCAGCCAGTCCAGCAGATCCGAAATGGACGGCTCATTTGCCCCGGCTGCCATGGCATCCAGCTTCTCGACCAGGAGGCCGAGACTGCTGTCATTTGAGGTCTCGCTGACCACCTCTGCCATGATGGATCGCATCTGATCCCACAGCTCCGCCAGGGGCAGGACTGCCTCTTGTCCGGCTTCGCCGCCGCCCAGAAGGGTACTGCCCATGGCCCCGAAGATTTGGGCACCGTCCAGGATGCCGCCCTCTTTGTACCAGCTCACGCTGAATTTGGGAGCTGTGGGCGGATTGACGCTGAAAGAGCCAGTGATGGTGATGTGTGGCATCTTCAAATAGGGCAAGCTCCAGGTGAAATTCATCGAGGACTTCATAGCGGAAACGGCTGTTGAAACCGCCGCTCTTGCCCTGTTCATTTCTGCTGTGATTTCAGCGGAAATGCTGGTGAAGGTAGATTTTGTTGTGCTGAGGATGCTCAGCAGACTGGATGTCGTATCGCTCTTGATGGCCGTGAGCGATGTGGACATCGTCTTTTGGATGACCAGCATTTGACTGCTAGTCAGTGTGGTGATTTGTGTGAGGCTCGTCCGAACCACCAGAACGGTTGCGGTCATTCCAGAGGATGTGGCCACTTTGATGGCGGTCATCCCGGTTGTCATGACGGTCCGAGATGCGGTCATCCCGCTTTGCATGACAGAGCGCATCTGGGTCATAGATGTGCGAATCGTGGTGGTCGTGCTGGTCATGCTGGTACGGATCCCGGTTTGCATGGAGGCCATTTGCGAGCTGACCGAGGAGACCATTGCTGAGAGCCCATCTGTCATTCCGGAGCCGATGTCCGTCCATGCACTGCTGGTGTTGGTTGCCACATCGGCCCAGCACTGATTCAGGGCAGACGTGACGGTCTCGGTAAGCTGATCGATGGTGGCGGTGATGGTGTCTGCGCCCTGGGCGATCCCGTCTGCCATCGCATTGATGGTTTCCACGCTGGCGCTTGCCGCCGAGGATGTTGCCCCGGACATTCCGCCATCGATGCCGGATGTGATGCCGTCCGTGATGGCCGAGCCGGAAGCAAGAGCGGCAGCATCTATGGCCGGGAGATTGTCGGTGATCGACGTGTTCAGTGCCGTGGTGGCCGTTGTGCCAAGTTCCGAGACAGTGCTGTTCAGATTGGACGTTCCCGCCACAATGCCGCTGTTCATGCTGTCCGTCAGGGTGGTTCCGGCCTGGGTTGCGGCTGTGGAGATAGTCGTTAGGCTGTCAGTGATTCCACTGGCCGTGCTCTCCACGGCGGTTTCCCCGTTTGCCCACGCAGCGGTCTGCACGAGGCCGGTGGAGGACAGGATTCCATCCGTCAGGCTTGCGCTGGCCTCTACGCCATACTGAGACAGCTGTGTGGTGTCCAGCTGGAAACTGGCGGTTGCGGTGGTGGCCGCTGTTTCTGCCGCCGACTCGATGGCCGGGGTTCCGGCTTCGATTCCGAGGGCGGCTGCATCTGCAGCATCTTCGCCGCCCCCACTGAATATAGATTTGATGCCATTCCACAGGGTCTTTCCGACTTCGAGGAGTCCAGAAATGGCCTCCACAAATCCGTCCTTGATGGCATTCAGCAGGTCGGTGCCGACCTGAATCCAGTCGATGCTGAAAATGCCTTGAATGATGCCGGAGAACAGTGCTGGAATCTGTGCGATCAGCACCGGGATTGCGCTTATGATGCCCTCTGCCACAGTCAGAATGATTTGAATTCCGCTGGTCAGCAGAGTGCCCAGATTGGAACTAATTCCCTGAATCACACCGATCAGGAGTTCGATTCCGGCTTGAATGATCATGGGCAGCATCTGTCCGATGCCCATCACCAGCTGCGTTACCAGCTGAACGCCGGTTATCAAAATCTGAGGCAGCATCTGTGCGATGCCTTGAATGAGGCCGGTGACCAGATCGTAGGCGGCCTGAATGATTTGAGGCAGTGCCTGAATGATGCCCTGGGCGAGATTGATCACCAGCTGAATTCCAGCCGCCAGGATAGTGGGTAGGCTACTCAGAATAGCCTGTGCCAGCTGGACGATTATTTGAATTCCAGACGAAATGATAGAGGGAAGTGCGCTGGCGATGCCGTCTACGATACCCAGCACCAGATCGGATCCACCTTGAACGATTAACGGTAGCGCCCCGACCGCCCCTTCGAGTAGGCTCACGGCCAAGTCAGCACCGCTTTGCAAAATTGACGGCAGTGCGGATAAGAGCCCCTCCAGGAACGAGAAAACCACGGTTTCGGCCTGGGCTATCAAATCCGGCAGAGCGGAAAGGATGCCATCGACCAAATTTTGGACGATTTCTACGCCGTCCGTGAATATGTAGTCAAGCCCTGCGAGGATACCTTCGAGTAGGCCGCCTATGAGAGTAATCCCAGCGGAGGCGAGTTGAGGTGCTTGCGACAGGACGCTCTGTGCCACCATGAAAATGGCATTGACGGCAGATACCACCAGCTGTGGGGCCGCTTGTGCCACTCCCTCTGCCAGCTGCACGATCAGGGTTGCGCCCATCTCGATAAACTGAGGAATTATCACTGCCATCCCGTTTATGAGCTGAATGGCGATCTGGGCGGCCAGGGAAACGATGGACGGGGCCTGGGAGGTCAGTCCCTGCGCCAGCTTATCCATCATAGTTATTCCGCTCTGAACAATTTCCGGGATTTTTCCGACAATACCCTGGAGGAAATCGGAGAGTAGCATGGCACCCGTTGTCCAAAATTCTCCGTAGTACTCGATGAATCCGTTCAGGAATTGAGACAGTAGATCTGCTGCAGTTTCGGCCAGCTGTGGGCCATTTTCCTGGAGGCCCTGAAACAGTCCGTCAGAAATTGCAAAAACAACATCGAGAAAATCAGAGGCGAATGTGGAGACTTCCACAAGGACGTCCGTCAATACGCCGCCAATAGCCTCGGAAAGCCCGGATAGACCGCCCTCGCTGAGCGCATCATTAAGGACTCCGAGTTCCTCTGTGCCGAATTGCACCATCTCACGTAGAGCCGGGGTGACCTCGTCACTGATCGTGATTTCCAGGCCCTCCAGTGCAGATTTGAAAAGCGTAATATCGCCGGACAGGTTGTCCAGCTGGACATCGGCCATCTGCTGGGCGGCACCCTCCGCATTCAGGATGGATTCTCCGATTTCATCCCAATCTTGCCCGACAGCGTCCAAGAGTGCCTCTGCTGTGGCCGTGTCCCGGGTGTTGAAGATGTCGCTGATTGCCTGGAGCTTTTCTTCCTGGGTCAGGCTGTCCATGCTGGTGGACAAGTCTCCGAAGATGTCGGAGAGGGAACGCATATTTCCGGCTGTGTCAAACACGGAAACACCCAGGGCTTCCAGGGCGGCAGTTCCATCAGCTGTTGGGCTTGCCAGTTTCAGGAGCATATTCCGCATATGGGTTCCTGCTTCAGATCCCTTAATGCCGGAATTCGCCATGGCGGTCAGTGCGATCTCTAGTTCCTGCACACCATCCACCGTTGCGGTGGTTCCGTCAGAAAGCGTGATCATGCCGCCATTCAGCTCTTGTGTCAAGGCACCGACTGTCAGGAACGCTTCGCCCAGCTGCTCCACGCTGGTGTTGCCGGTGCTTGCGGCCTTGGCCATCTCATCGACCATCTGTGTTGTTCGCTCAGTCGAAATTCCAAAGGCCGTCTGTGTGTCCGTCACCATGTCAGAGGCGGTGGCCAGATCCATCGATCCAGCCGCCGCTAGGTTCAGGACGTTTGGGAGCATCTCCATGGATGTCTGGGTGTCGTACCCGGCCAGAGCCATGTAGTTCAATGCCTCGGCTGCCTCGGTGGCGCTGAAAGCCGTGTTTTTGCCCATCTCAAGGGCGTATTCTCTAAGGTTGCCTGTGAAGGTTCCCCATGCGAGGTCTACGGTTCCGATTTCATCCTGCATTCCGTCCATGGTGGTTCCCATGGTCGCAGCGACCTGGGACATGGCTGAATCAAATTCGGATCCTGCGTTGACGCTTGCGATGCCAACACCGGCCACAGCTGCCGCCGTGGCTGCAAATGCTGTGGATGCGATCTTAATGCTGGAGCCGATTGCCGTTCCAACGGCTCCGAGAGCCTTCATACTGGCGCTTGCCGAACTTATAGCCGAAGTGAAGCTGCTATCGATTTTTCCGGCGATTTTTATTGCCAGCTGGTATTCAGTGCTTGCGCTTGCCAAGAATCTTAGCCGCCTCCTTCGTCATGTCGGTCAACTCCCCGATGGACAGGCGCAGGAGATAATCCACGCCTGTCCGCAGGGTAATTGAAAGGGTTATGCAGACCTTGCGAAGCCCGCTCCCATCGCCGGGGTTCAGCCCTCGCCGTAGAAAAAACTGGTCACTCGGTTCTTCACCTTGATGGCATCCTTGGGGGAGAGTTTTCTGAAGAACTCGACCGGGATGTCGGTGGCCCTTGAAGCGATGAAGCACGCATACATGATGCTCATTTCCGGCATGGCAGAAACGTTTCCGTTTCTGGAGAGGTACTTGTCTGCCTCAATCATATCCTCTGCGCTCAGATCCTCCAGGCCGGAGAAGTCCAGCTCCGTATAGTCCTTTTCCTCGAAATGATAGGTCTTGGACAGGGTGATGATGGTGGACTGCTTGTCCGTGGTAGCCGCATCAATGGCGGTGATATTGGTTTCCATTTTGAGATTCCTCCTATCAGGTCAATTTCTTCACTTTGGCCAGAACGTCAATGCCGTTCACTTTGAAAATGCCGTTGATCTTATCGAGTTCGATCTTGGGCTTGCCGTCCATCTCGATCAGGATGTAGGTCAGCTCTACGGTGATGGAGCTGTCCATGGGGCCGCCCTGCTTGACGGTTCCGATGGAAATCTTTTTGCAGCGGCCTCGCACCACTACACGCATTCCCATATAGTCGGTGCCACCGGTGGATTTGACGTTGTACTGGATTGCGCCCCGCAGAGTCAGCGCCACGGGAGTGGCGGGGCTGATCAGCTTAAAGTAGTCAGCGTTGATGCACCGGAACGGGATTTCCTGCTCCATGCTGCCATACTGGCCAGGGATGACAGTCTCATACTCACCGAGGAGACCGGCACCGCTGATGGTCTCGGTCATGGCCTCGAAGTCAGGGAGAGAAACCTCGCCGGTGATGCCGACAATCTTGCTGCCGGTATTGTAGATGTTAAAGTCGTGGATGACTTCCGGGATTCCATTGATTGCCATCTTTATTCACCTCCGTTCAGAGCGCTCTGAAGAGCGTTAGGGTCAAATTCCAGGATGTTGACGATGTCCTCTGCGGGAACATAGGGAGCCAGGTGCTGGTGGAAGGTCAGCTTGCCATCGAGGATATCGGTGATGGTGTTCTCACTTTCGTTGTATTCGATGGAGGCAGCCGCACACTTGCCGGAGGAAACGTAGGCGTTCCCACGGATATTCTCGCTGTCCACGATGCTCTCGATCAGCCGGGGGTTGGCAGGATCATCGACATTCTGAAAATAGGTCAGGATGAAGGAATTGCCCCACCAGCTAAAGAAGCGGCGGCAGCTGAACCAGCGATCTTTGGGGTCGGTGGTGGAAGGATAAGCGGCGGAGTTGTTGCCCCAGGCTCTCCAGCCGTTGACGTTGATGGCCGTGGACACTCCGAAGCCGTTCACGGTGTTGCCCTGCACCTGATCCAGAAGGACCTCGGTGCCATCGGCCAGCACAGTGCCGGTTGCTCCCAGCAGCTTGTTGGAAGGGGAAAGGTTAGGCACGTCATCATTGGAGGCATCGGTGTAGGCCGTCAGCGCACCCCAGATGGCGGATGCCCAGAAAATCAGGGAGCCGACCTGGATGCAGGGCCACAGTGCCATGATATGGCTGCTGGAAATGCCAGCGGCTTCCTTGGCCTCCTTGACGCCGGTGTAGGTGGTGCAGCCAGAATTGGTGCTGTCGATGTCCACATATCCCTCGCAGGTAAAATAGCCGTTGATTTCCTCGCACTTTGCGGCCAGGACAATACCCACATCAGGGTCGTGGCTCCAGCCGGGAGCGAGGATGATACCGGGAGTGAGACCGAACTTGGGATAGACCTTGTTCAGCACTTCCAGACCCTTCACGGCATTGCCGGAGGTGGCACCGATGATGTCGGTGGCCTTAACGGCGGAGGGGTCGATGGAAGTGGAGGTGATGCTCAGGGTCTTTGCATCGGCGGCGGTGCCGGTGGCCAGCAGAGTGACAATGACATTGCCGTCATCGTCAAATGCCAGGACATAGTCCTTGTCCTTGGTCAGTGCCTTGTCACCGCTCTTAATGGACACCGTGTCCAGCAGGACACCCTTGGTGCCGTAGGTTGCGGTCATGGCCACAACATCCACGCTGGTGCTGGTGTTTTCCTTTTTGTGGGTCTTGGGATCCAGGACGTTGACAAACACCACCGGTGCCACGCCGAACAGCTTGAAGCTGGCGTACATAGACTGGCACAGGCTGTAGGATGCGAAGTCCGAAGAGTAGCCCAGCTGGGACACGGCTTCGCTCCAGGTGTAGGCGATCACCGGCACGTTGGTCACGGCGTAGGGATCGTCAGCGAGATTGATGGGGGCAGTGCCGAACACAACCTGAAGGCCAGCGGTTCCCTCGATGGGGGCGGTCACGCTGGTGGCCTGTTCAAGCACTCGCACTCCGTGCTGATATGCCATGGTTAGTTCTCTCCTTTCGGGTAGGCGCTGTAGGTCAGTGCCTTTTGATATAAGTTGAAATAGGCCCCGCTCCTATTGCGGATTTGAGCCATAGCAGTTGCCAGGCCGGAAACCGGGACACAAAGCCCGGCCATGTACGGGGCGGTTTGAATCGCCGTCTGCAGGGACGCTGGAATCTCATCATAGACGGTGTTCCGAGTGGCCACGCCGAGGATGGTGGGGCCAACATAAACGATTTTGTTCATACGAGATCACTCCATTTCCGTCTTGGAGCCGGAAGTGTGAAGCTCAGGCTTGCCGCTCCGAAGAAATACGGATAGCTTTCCTCATCCTGGAGTGCCCAGCTGAATGGATCCACAAACACGAACTGCCCAGCCAACAGCGGGCGTTCTTCATAGTGCTGCTGGATCACCTCCATGATTTCCAGGACGGTTCTGTGCCCCTGGTTCGAGGCATCATCGTTGTATGCACCAACCAGGAGGATCACGGCCACCTTGTGCGGGTCGGTCTGGGTCTCGATGTTCCCGCTGTCCAGCCGAACAATGACATATGGGAACGGGTCATCATCTTCTTCAGACTTCCTCTTGGGGAGGTTCTGGGCGAAGAATGCGGGGGCGGCAGTTCCGCCATCCGGCGTGGCATAACGCCGGCCCTTAAACAGATCTTTAAGGTCTGCGACAATCGCATCCTGTAGAATTCTTGCATTCATTTTCCCAACACCTTCTTTATTTCGGATTGAATGTTCGCCATGAGATTGTCATAGATTTCTGGTTTCACGATCCCGTAGACCCGTTTCTGGCTCCCGACCATCTTTGGGATGCTGTTCGAGAGCAATTTCTTCAGTGGATACCGGCTGCTGGTTTTTCTCTGCACCACAGAAACGTGGCCATTGGAAAACTTTGCGAGGAACGCCTTGTTGCTGGAGGCCAGAGGTTTCAGGCTGCTTGACAGCAAGACCTTTGCCCTGGTTACGGACGGCTGGTTTCTACTCCGATAAGTGGCGGGAGACACCTTGAAGTCCTTTAGTTCCAACTGTTCGCCGGTGATGTTGATAGTGGCCTCTGGATTTCCGACCGTGGCGTTTCTGGTGGTCATCGCCTTGGTGAACCTGGTCTTTTTGACCACATAGGTTTCTTGAGCCTTTGTGGCCAGATCTGCCTTGGCTTGTTTGGCAGTCTTATTGACTGCGTTCTTCAAGACCTTTCGGCTCTCGCTTTTCAGATCTCCGAGTGCATCTTCGATTACTTTCAGAAGATTTTCATCAAACTCAAATTCGATAAAGCCATTCCCAGATGTGGAGGTCATTTTAGGAGTTGTGCTGTCACTCATCGGCTTCTATTCGCCTCCAGCGTGATGGTGTACACACCGCCCTCATCCACGGCATCCACCACGGTGTATTTCCGGCTGTCGAGGGTGAGGATTCTCCCGTGGGCGGGGATGCCTCCAAATTCCGAAGCCTTGACGTAGAGCAATATCTGGCGAGCATAGATGCCGTCCATGTTTGACTTCATCTTCTTCTCCCGCTCGATGTTCTCCATATCGTCAATCATGGCCACCATCTCGATGCCATCGATGGTGTGGGTGTCGGAGAATTCTTCCTGGTTAAAGAAGATTTCTTCTATGTCCCGCTGGACGATCTGTTTGAAGCTCATGCTTTCCATGGGCTTGCCTCCTTATCTGGCGTGTCTGGAAATTCTGCCGACTAGGTCATCCCCGGTCACTCCACCGCCCACGGCTTGACCCGGCAGACCGGGGGCGGCGGTGACGGGCTTCGCTGTGATCCGTGTGGGCGGGGCTGTTTCCCGCCACACGGCAGAGCCGCTCTCCATCCAAATCTTGACCAGTGCAGAATCCGAAGGGAGGACTTCTCCGGCTTCGTACTCTCGGTGGCCATACAGGATGGATTGAACGGCCACCAGATCAGCCACGCAGCTTCACCAAGATGGAGGTTGCATCCGCCGTGGCCGGGGCGGCGGCATAGCCGACTTCCACCGCATCCTTCTCGGTGCTGGTGATGCCGGTGCCATCAAAATAAACGGTTGTGCCCATCTCGATGGCATCGGTGCCGGTCTTGGGAATCTCCCAAACGCCACCAACATGGAGGGAGCCAGTGTCACCGGGGGCAATGCTGCACCCGGTCACGCCGATGCGGGAGCCGATCTGGACAATGGTGTTGGCAGGGATGGTGCTGTCGGTGCTGTTGGTGTAGTCCAGCGCCTCGCCACGCTGCCAATATTCAGCAGTAGTTGCCATGGTTATCATTCTCCTTTCTCAGGTTAGACCGTCTCGATGGCCACGCCGGGGTTCTTGGCGATGCCACGGAAGTCTCGGACGCTGATGCCCCAGTCGAGGTAAATGTCCCAAGAGAAGCCCAGCTGACCAGCGGTCTCCATACGGCGAACGGTGGGGGTTTCCTGACCGTTCAGGTAGTCCACCTGGATGCCACGGGCACTGGTGCTGTCAGCCACCATGAACCAGGGGCAAGCATTATTCCCGGCCAGAGCGTTCAGCACGGGGGACTGGACGATCTGCAGGGGGTAGTTGTACAGGGGATTCACATCGTTGTTGTTGCTGCCAACCACCTGGGCGGAGTGCAGGATCACGGACAGGTCGAACTCGTAGCCAACGGGAACGATGATAGTCCGGGGGGTCATGTAGATAGCATCGCCGAACTGATCCTTCTGCTGCTGCATCTTCAGGATCATGGACTGGATGGATGCCTGGGTGGGCTTGGAACCAGCCTTGATCAGGTTGTTGTGCTTGTCGTGAAACAGTGCCACACCATCAAAGATGGCCTTGTTTTCAAACAGGATTTTGTACACCTGCTTGTCGATGGTCTTTTTGGCGGCGGTGGCATAGAGACCGGGAATCTCGGTCAGGAATCCGATGTCATCGTTAATGAATGCCTGACGGGTCATGCTGAAGGACTTGCCGTAGGTTTTCAGCTGTCTGGTGGGCAGCAGTTCCGTGCGGGGGCTGTCCGGCTTGATTTCGCCGTTTTCGGGCACCAGCAGGAAGTCACCCACGCCGCCAATCACATACTCATGATCAGCGGTCTCCTTGAAGTCCTTGAGGCTGCCCTTGGTGGTGAACGCCTGGAAGGTGGTGGGTACCCGGTTGTACAGTTCCACGATGCTCTTGCGGATGGTCTGATCCAGGATTGCGGGGAACGCTGCCGTGGGGTTGTAGAACTGACGGCTCAGTTCTGTATAAAGGTCATCCGGTGCCATCCGAAGCAGTTCGTTTGTGTTCCGGCCCTCACGGCTCAGGCACTCGATGCCGATGTCCCGGAGGGACATTGCGGCCATCTGTCTGGCACCCTCGGAGGGATTGGCCAGGTTGCCTTTGCGGAGCATCAGAGCATCCGAGACATCCCGTCTAAATTCATCCTCACCGCTGCCAGTGACCTGGACGCCAGTGGTGATGGGAGACCGGGTGGCTCTCAGCCGGTCGATGACAGCGGCACGGACGTTGTCCACGCTGGCGTTGTCATTGATGTACTGTGTGGGATCCATGTCAAAGGTCCGGCACAGATCGGTAATCTCCGAGATGCGGGTGCGCTCTGCCTCCACGGCTCTCTGCATCTCTGCATTGGGAGTGGGAGTGGCGGCGGGAGCGGCGGGGGTAGTAGTAGCAGTGGCGGCGGGAGCCGCAGACTGCTGCTGGCGTTCCTCTGCTTCGACTTCGGGCTTGAGGTTATCGATTTCTCTCTGAAGAGCATCGAACTCAGCCTGTTCACTGTCGAACAGGGAGCGGTTGGCGCTTCGTGCCGAATCCACCAGGGCCTGCTGGCGCTGGATAGCGGCATTCAGCTTCTGCTTCTTGCTCATGCTTGTGTACCTCCATTTAGATTTTTGTTTATTTGAAGCTGGGCAGCAAATACTCCGAGTGGAATGGACTGTGTGGGCGGTTCAGCCTCACGGCCTACACCCACGGTTCCGTCTGCCGGTACGCTGACGATACTGATTTCGAAGGGCCACCACTTCCTTGCGATTTCAGCAGGGCCAGTGAAACGACCATCCGCAGTAGTCTTTCCTGCCAGGACTTCTTCGATGGAATCGATGCGGTAGCCAACGGAAACGCCTTTAAGGGTTCCGCTCCGCACCTTTTGGTAGATGATTTCGGACTGCTCATCGGTGTCGAACTCCACCTCTGCATAGCCTCGGTTTCCCTCCAGCCATGCCCGGTTGACCTTGCCAATGACGGCATCCCTGTTGTGGTTAAACAGGAGGCACCCGATGTCATTGAGCCGTGTTAGATCTACGGCTTCGTCAGAGTGATCGAGAATTTCGGTTCCCCACCATCTCTGGTATGGTTCCTCCGAGGAGAAAGACAGGGTGAACTTTCGTTCGTTCCCTTCGCCCTCCATCCGGGTGAGCGATGGGCTGGAGAAAGCTCTTTGTTCACTCCGACCCCGGTTCACCGGGCTGGGTGCCGCTGGATCCATCTCCCTCTGCATCTCCATTGTCAGCGGGGGCATTGTCCCCGGCTTCCTGTGGAGCAGTCTCAGGAGGAGCGGCTTCAGGGGCGGGTTCTTCATCCTCATAGAGGCCGTCTGATTTTTTCTGGCCAAGAATTACACCTCCAAGATCCACACCGTGCTTATCACGGGCGTAGATTAGTACTTCGCAGATGTCATCGATCTGCTTTCTCCAATCGGTGCCGTTTTCGGCAGCGATTTGCTTAAATGTTTTTTGTCCGCTTTGGAGAGCGGTCTTTGTGGCGGCTGTCTCCTTGCTGGGTTCGATCCAGGGCTTGGGGGGCTTAATGAATGAGTGGAGAAAATATTCGTCCTTTTGATCCCAGAAATGCGGGATCGTCAGCTTTCCGGCCAGGACGGCAGAGATCACGAAGGTCTCATAAATCTCATCCATCACATCTGCCAGCAGCTCATCTTCCTCTGCGTAGGTCATGCTGTCCTCGATGATGGCTTGTCTTGCGCTGGAGTAGGTTGTCTCGCTCATGTCACGGCTGGTGGCTTCATAGGACAGCCCCTGACCGGCTCCGATCATCCGCTGCTGGAGTTTGGTGTAACTTGCTGCATCCGTGGCCTGACCCTGTGGGTTGACAACCTGAACCTCATCACCGACATTCATTTCCTTGATCATTCCGGGAGAGAGCGTTTTCCCATCGTAGGACTGCCTGGGGCCGGTTGCCCCATTCCCGGAGCGGCCAACACCCGCCGTGGGAATTGCCCTTTTGATAAAGACTGAGAGACAGGCTTCGATGCGCTGCTTTACGCTGACGGCCACCATAAATTCATTTACATCTCGGATGCGGGTGATGGTCTGGCTCATGTCACTCATTTCCCGGAGCTGGGAGGGCCGGCGTTTGCTGAAATAGAAGATTACATCCGAGGCTCTGAGGTAAATGGGATCCACGATGCTCATGCCGTCAACGGTGTATTGCCGGATCCAGTAACCCACCGGGGCGTTGTAGCTGTTATACTCAATGCCGCCGACTACCCGGTTTCCTTTGACTTTTGGTGTGACCTGGGTGCTGTCCAGCTCATCCACCTCGAACATCTGCAGCTTAAATGGAAGAACGCCACCGCTGGTGTACCGCTTCACAAAGAGAATCCCGCCGTCAACTTTCTTTCGCCGGACGGCCATGCGGAGCATCTGGTTCAGGCTCTGGGTGCCGGTGACATCACAATTCCTCTTTTTGCACCAAACTTTCCACAGGGCTTCGATTTGTGCATTCAGTTCCGTGTTTGCGGTTTCGGCCTGGAGGACAAGCCCTTTCCCGATGACATTACGAACGTATGGGCCGATGATGGAATTCATCATGTCCGAGTTCCGCTCCAGGTCCCTTGCTCTGGCACGGACGGTGTCCCGGCTGTATCGGTCGGTGTATTCTGCACTCTGATTGGTGGCAGTCCAGTTGCTGTTTAGGCGGCTGTGGTTACCGGCATCATAGTGCCGCTGTTCCTCCAGGACTTGCCGCCATGCCTCACGCTTGGCGGCTGCCTCTGGGTTGAACCAGCCGATGACATTATCAAGCCAATTCATGGCGATCACCTCCCATCGAACACGGCCACATAGGTGTCCGAGAATAGGCTACTGGAGGTTTCGTTCGCCAGCTGTGCCTGTAGGTCATTCTGCATATCCCTCAAAAGACTGAGGTCTGCACGGGTCAGTGACCGGGAACCGATCTTGTAGCTCTGGCCTCCGAGCAGGATGCTCTGGATGGCTTTATTAACCTCCGCCAGCATCTGTGCGGTGGTGTAGTCGTTTGCAGTCATGCTCATCGTCCTTTCTTACAGCCAGCTTTGGCCG